TATTGGTAAAAAAATAAGCAAGTACTGTTTTGAATGCGGGCAGAAAATTGACTGGAGCGAAGAAAATGACATATAACATTGACGAAAGCGTTATTGCTAGAAGTGTTGACCATTACGGAGAAGAAATTAAGGCAACCGTCTGCATGGAGGAATGTGCGGAACTTATACAAGCAATCAGTAAGGAAAAACGTGGAAAATCGACCGTGATAACATGATAAAAGAAATTGCAGATGTGTTGATCTGCATCGAAATGCTAAAGCAAATGTATATGATTTCCGAAGATAAAATTAATAAGTGGATTGAGAAGAAACAAGCGAAATAAGCAGAAAGGATGGAAAAGAATGAATAAGAAAGAAATCGCAGAAATTAAGAAACAGTTTACTCCAGTCAATTGCACAATCACACGCATTTGTGGTTGTTATGTGGACGCAGAAAAGAACAAGAAAACCAAAATTAAAGAAGCATTCCTGTCTCTTCCAGAGGAAGAAATGTTTAAGTATTTTGACATTTTCAAGAAAACCATGTCTGGCAGACTTGGAAAAAACCTTATGAACCTTGATTTTCCATTATCACAGGAAAAAGAGGGTGGAACACAGGAATTTCTTATGCGGATTAGAGCAAGTAAGCTTAAAAATGACGAACTTTTGGACGAGTTATACGACAAAGTGATTGAAAATTACGATTATCACGAAAATTACTACATAGTTCTCATTCATGCAGTATATGACATTCCAGGAAAAGCTTCTGATGGAACCGAAATGCACGATGCATCAGAAGAAATTTATGAACACATTCTGTGCAGCATTTGTCCAGTAAATCTTTCAAAGGCTGGGCTTATCTATGATGTGGCTGAAAATAACATCAAAGACAGAATTCGTGATTGGGTAGTCTCAAGACCAGAAACAGGATTCTTATTCCCTGTATTCAATGACAGAAGCACTGATATTCATGGAACCTTGTATTTCAACAAAAACATAAAGAATATTCATCCCGACTTCATTGAAAACGTTCTTGGCGCACCAATTCCCCGTATACCCGGCAACGAGATCAATGTCTTTTCAGATTTTATTATGGACAATTTCGAAGGAAATACAACATTCAATTTCGCGGAAAGTCTGGTTGAATCTTTGCAGGAAGTAAGAGAACAGAAGAAAGACAGCCCGGAGATGGTAACCGTGTCATGTGATGAAATGGAACAGATTTTTGGATATTGCGGAGCTCCAGACGAGAAGTTGTCGGATTTCAAAGAAAACTGGGAAATGTATTTCAGCAATGAACCCGTTGCTCTTGACAATATTCATAATTCAAAAACTGCAAAAATTGTAACACCAGATGCAACAATCTGCATCCAGCCAGATAAAATTGCTCTGATTGAACTGAAAGAAATAAACGGTGTTCCATCTCTTGTAATTCCGGTAAATGGAGAACTGAAAATCAATGGAATGGAAGTTGAATTAAAATAAACACTTTTGAAAAACCAGGAATTGGAGAAAGGAATTTTAGAATTGGCACAGAAACGAATGTTTACGATGAAAATTGTTGACAGTGACGCATTTTTGGATATGCCGGCAACAACGCAATGCTTATATTTCCATTTGAATATGAGGGCTGACGATGATGGATTTATTGGAAACCCAAAAAGGATAATGAAAATCACAGGAGCAAGCGAAGATGATCTGCGATTATTGATTGCAAAAAGGTTTGTTCTTACGTTTGAAGACGGTGTAATAGTAATCAAACACTGGCGAATGCATAACACATTGTCAAGAGATAGATACACGGAAACTTCATATATTGACGAAAAGAGGATGTTGCTTTTAAAAGAGAATGGAAGCTATTCATTAGCAAGCGGAAATGTTATTGACGATACCAAATTAATAGAGCGTTCAAACCGTCAGACGCACAATAGACGCAACAAAGACGCAACAAAGACGCAACAAAGACGCACGCAGAGAAAGATATAGGTTTAGATAAAGATATAGATATAGATAAAGAGAAAGATAATAAATTAATAGTATCTAAAGATACTATTTGTCAGACTGATGTCCGACGCGTCATCGAAGAATGGAACAAATTACAGGAAGTTGGCATCAATCCAATACGCGATATTAAACCATCATCAAAAAGATGTCGGTTACTCAAAGGGCGAATCCGTGAATACGGAATTGATGAAGTCCTTAGTGCAATCAACAACGTTCGCTACAGTGATTTTCTGCGAGGAGAGAATAACCGCGGATGGATGATAACATTTGACTGGTTCGTAAAGCCGAATAATTTTACAAAAGTTTTGGAAGGAAACTACAATGTTATAAAAGGAGGCGACATCAAGCATGGAACCGGTAGAACAGCTCAAGCGCATGTCAAACCGCTTATCCCATTCGATCAATGCGGAGGAAGCGAAATCTCAGACACTCCATTTGCAGACTGATTGTCCTGATTGTGGCGGTTCTGGTTGGATATGGTCAAGGGATGATAATGGCGTTCCATATTGTGAAGAATGCCATTGCGGAATCAGAAAGAAGATGATCTTACAGAACCAGCTGCAATTTGCTGAAATGCCGGATATGTACAAGGAATGCAGATTTTCAAATATGAAAAGCAGCGTGTATCAACTTCCAGAAAGTAAGGAAATATTCATACAGGCGGCAAAAGCTGTTAAATATTGGATCGAAAATATCCAACAGATGCAGGAACAGGGAATTGGGCTGTACATATATTCAAATACTAAAGGCTCTGGAAAGACAAGGCTTGTATGTAGCATGGCAAATGAGATGATAGAAAAGCATCAGAAATCGGTAAAATTCACAACATCCCTAAAAATTCTTGATGAGATAAAGTCAACATGGGGAGAACGAGGGAAAAACGCAGAGAATAAGCTGATTAGTGATTTGACTTACGCGGATATTTTGATTATTGACGATTTTGGTGCGGAATCTGGGAAAGATTGGATTAATGAAAAATTCTACAGAATCATCAATGGTCGGTATGTGGACAAGAAAACCACAATTTTCACCAGTAATTATCCTATTTCCCGATTGAAATATGATGACCGCATTACAAACAGAATTTTAGAGCGATCATTGGAAATCCCCTTTCCTGAAGAATCAGTCAGGGAACACATAGCGGATGCAATGAAACAGGAACTTATCAAAAAGATTCAAGGCGGTGAAAATGGAAAACAAGCGTAAACCGTGGATAAAATTGACGCCACAAGAAATTCAGAATTTGACTAATCGTCAATGCACAGACTGCAAGTTCTATCCGAAATCAAACGGCACATCAGGGAAAATGCAACCGTGCGATTATATTTTTATGGTCGGCCATAGTCGAGGATGTGACCCAAGAGATTGCGTAAAAGAAGGCAAATTTGAATATGCAGCAACAAAGAAAAGGAGAAAAGCATGGAGGGCAAAGACGAAAAGTTAGATATCACGCCAGAACTGGTGCTTATATGTAGGAAAGTAATACGACAATACGCAAAGCAAATTGGTAGGCATGATTGCCACAAATGCATCATATATGCAGAATGCGAGCATGACTTTGCCAGATGCCCGGAATTATGGAAGGACATCAGCCTATGAGAAGAATCAGCGAAATGTACAAGCGTTCGGGCGGTACGAACTATGAACATCAATGCTTTGAATGCACGATGTTTAAAAACGCTAAAAGATGCAAATGCTTAAATTACGAACTGGATGCTGACTGGAATCCAAATTGGACAGCCTGCAAATTTTTTACAAAAGATGAAATAGAAGAAATACAAGGACAGATGAATATTTTTGATTTTGTGAAATGAGAGGTGAGCATATGGCAATTGTTACGATTGATGGGAAAGAAATTGACATCGAACAAATTGAACTGCCAGAAGAAATTATTAAAATCATAATTGAATGCTTAGGTTGACCACAAAAATATTGTAGTGTAAAATGTGTCGTAACATGATATGTGCGGCACATTTCTACACAAAGGAGGAATAGTCATGGAATGTGTTGCGTATTTGCGTGTATCAACAGAAAAACAGGCCGAAGAGGGAAATGGATTAGACAGTCAGAAAAGAGATATTGAAAATTATTGCAGAAAAAATCAATTGATTATATCTGATTGGTACGAGGATGATGGCTTCACAGGTTCGAATATGAATCGTCCAGCATTGCAACGCTTAATTAATGATTGCTCAAAGAAAAAATTAAAATGTGTTGTAGCGTTTAAACTAGATCGATTATCAAGAAGCATGGTCGATGGAATATACTTAATTGAACGTGTATTCATACCTAATGGGGTGGATTTTAGATGCGTGCATGATAGTGTAAGCTACGACAGCCCAATGGAGCAAGCATACACTCAGATGATGGCAGTGTTTGCGCAACTTGACAAAAATACTATGTTGCTTAGAATGCGCGGTGGTATGCTGGAGAGAGTGAAACAGGGATATTGGATGGGAGGTGGCAACACCCCTTATTGCTATAGATATAGCAAAGAAGACGGAATCTTAGTTCCCATACCGGAACGCAAAGAAATGGCTTTGCGAGCTATGAATTTGTATATATCCGGTTATTCTGATGTTCGAATACAGAAATTGATAGGATTTAAAAGTGAGTTTGTTACACGACAGGTTCTTACCAGCCCTGTAAATATTGGCATGATTCCGTATAAAGGGAAACTATATAAGGGAAGACATGAACCAATTTTCGATATTAAAGTATTCGAATTAGCCCAGGAATTAAGAAAAACTCGTAAGCAAAGTAAAAGCTTCTGCGTTAATCACGAGAATCAGCTCTTGACGGGGCTGTGCTATTGCGGAGTGTGCGGATGCAAGATGAGATATCAGAAGTGGACTCATGGGAAGCATAAAATTTATTGCTATTCAAGAGATAATGGCATGTCGTACTTGCCAAATTACAATCCGAATTGCAACAATTCGCTTGAGTGGGCAGAAGATATTGAAAAGCAGGTTGAAGATGAGATTTTAAAGATTTCCCTCAATTTATCATCGCATAAGCCAAAAGAAAGAGAAAGCTGTCTGGACATTTTGAGTAAACAACTCCAAAAAGAGAAAACGAAGCTAAAACGTCTGTATACTCTTTATGCTGAGGGAAATGATACGGTTCTGGAGATGATAAAAGAAACGGAATCCGGTATAGATGAGCTAAAACTAAAAATACAGAACGAGATGAAGAGCCCGGATAACTCACAGAAGAAAGAATTTGTATACGATAATATAAAAAAGCTTGCCGATGTGTGGGAACACATTGACAAGCAAAACAAAAACCGTATATTAAAAACTATAATATCAAAAATAATTATAGTCAATGGAAATATTGAAATACAGTTAAAAAAATTTTAGCATAAACTATATGCCATAGGAGTCGCATTATGTAAGTGCTAATAATGCCGCACGTATCATGTTAATAAATAACAGGAGGGTAACGATGATCTCACAAGGAATTAGTCATACCGCATATGATGTAATGAGAGAATACATGATTATAGGAGCAGAACTGGACGGAAAATATCAGATACCGATGTTAGATAGATACACAGGGCATCCGGGCGAAGATACTGTGGATTTCAAGGATAGCTTCAGCCCGAAGATTAAGAATCACCGCAAGCTGACAGTGAATTTCTACATCCACGACTACGAATTTGAAAAAATTTGGAATAATCCAGACAGATACCTGGAACATTTAAAATGTTTCCATAGCGTGATAGGCCCTGACTTTTCTATGGCAGTGGGAGAGAATGGAATGCCATTTGCAATGAATATCTATCAGAAGTACCGTAATCATGCATTGTCTCATTATCTCAGCATGAACGGAATTAAAGTTATTCCGAACGTAAGCATACCGCCAGAGTATTGCTATGACTGGGCTTTTGATGGTGTGCCAAAAAGAAGCACCGTAGCATGTTGCACCAATGGAAGAATTAAATCCAGAGCATCCAGAGAAGAATTCTGTATAGGCTTTAAAGAAATGGAAAGGCGCATAGAGCCACTGCGAGTTATCGTTGTAGGGAAAATACCACCTGAACTCAATACGGACGTGGACATCATCAATTTCAAGACCAGAAGTCAGAAGATCAAGGATAAGGAGGGAAAATATGGGGTATAGTACTGGAAACTCATTGAGAAAGAAATCGAAGACCAAAAAACAGGAAGAACGAGAACAGAGGATGAAGAGTGGAACCGCAATAAAGAAGAAAAGAAGCACTGGTAAAGTAGATCATCTAAATAAATTGAAATAATTTTACATTTTCTACAGTCCCAGAATAGATGCTATAAAAATATTTGTACAAAATTACAAATAAATAAAAATTATAAAACGACCCGTATCCATGGAAAAATGATTTTTTTCGTTCAAAATCCATGCTTCGGGCCTTTTTAAATGTCTGTGAAAATTAGCGCTCGTGAGGCTTCATAGTAAAGCGATGATACATCAAGGAATATACCCGCGGCAAAGCATGTCGCCATCCGATGCGCACGATCATACTAGAAACATTGTAATTAATTGCATAATTGCGCCTAAAATCAATTCGAACGGCATAAGCCTATACTTTATCGGGTGACGATATAAAACGGCTTAAAAACCAAAAATACAGCGTTACAGCACGAACAGGAACATAAACACACCTATAAATATATCTAGCAAGCCCGTAAACGTGTATAAAATCAATTTTATATTTACAGTCGATAAAATTCACATGTAAGCATATAAACAGCCGTAAAATGCCAAATAAGTGCTTGCAAGGATAACGAAACCGGCAACAGCTGCATAAACTGTACAGAATCCAAGCCGACATTTATCCACATTGACATATATAAACATAATACGCCCATTATAATTTTCCGTCAATCCTTTTAATTGATTGCGCAAAACAGCCTAGAATCAAATTTACAGCCGTATACAGTAAAATATACTATAATTCTATTGGAAGCCGTTAAAAAGGCAAATAAAAGGCACTACAGGAAAAAGCCCGGCACAGGTCACGAACCAACACCACCCGAAGAGGATGCAGGGCACGAGAAAAAGAGCAGCTTTTTACTGCTCTAAATAATTAATATTTGTAATTCCTGGCAAGTCCCGGAAGAACTCCCGAAAGCCGGAACCGTCAACTATATTATACTGGTGGTCTGATGTCGGTATTATGCGGCCGTCCTTTATCTCCATACAAGAAAGTTGTAAATGATCCGATTTTTTGGGCGATCTATGCAACACATACCGCATCACAGACACCGCCCCAGACTGGCAACGGATCGGCGGCAAGTCGTACCAGATTAATGGGACAGCGCCGGAAGAAACGGCATTAAATACTTGTCTAGCGTCCTTTTTTGCGGCTGCCTTAATCTTATCAACAACGGAAAAATCACCGCTTAAAATTGCGTTAACGGTCTGCTTGGACGTTGGTTTTATAATTCTGTCTATCATATATAATCCCCTTTCTGATTGAAAAACAGGCGGGAAAGCCCCGCCCGAAATTGTTTTATTTGATTAAAAAAAGCCTAAATCCTTTTTATAAACTCGGTTTCCGTATAGTTTTCTCCGGTTACCTCATTCACAAAGGACAAGATTCCGGACTTTGTGAAATCGAAGCGGGTAAAATCAAAGTCCCTTTGTGCAAGCCTATATTCATAAGAACGTCCGCAGCCTTCAGCGTCGTAATACGTTCCGTCGATATGTAAGGCGTTAGGCTGTACCACTGGACATCCTTTTTTGTTTGCGTCGCGTCTCTGGTAGCTTCCAAAATCCGCAATAATGTGCAGGCCGTCCAATGTATCAAATTCTGCGCGAACTCTGCAATTTGGAACGTCTGAGCCGTTTCTATAGCCTGTTCCTGCACATCCGTATTCTACTAATGTTAATTTTTTCATGTTTTTAATCCTCCTGATTTTATTTTAAAAGGCCGCCGGGAAAAAATTAATTTACGAAATCTTCAAGTTCTTGATCTGTCATTGATTCAACTTTTGTTCTGGCTTTAATCGGTGACCAATTACATTCTCCAATCAGATATGCAAATACGATTGTTTCTAAAATTGCTCTTTCTTCTTTTTCCATTCTTGTTTTCCTCCTGTTCTTGTGTTCCTTTCGTTGATATTATAATAGCATAGTTTAATAATGGTGTCAATAGCATAGTTTAATAAAATGCATTATTTTTAAAATAGTGTTTTTTTCTGCACATATAATAGGAAATAAAAAAATATCGAAATAAAAACCCCATAGCCGATTGACGCATAGTTTAATAAATGATATAATGAAATAAAAAAACAAAGGGAGAGCTGATAAATGGCATTTAAAGAGAAAGAAAAGGGACTTTCATATATTGCACAGTATCAAAAAGACAACTATGATCGTATTACAGTAATGGCACCAAAAGGAACCAAGGAAGACGTAAAAAGAGCAGCCGATCTAAAAGGCGTCAAGATGTCTGCATTCGTTCTGGAGTGTATACAGAAAGAATTGGAAAGAATGAAAAATTAGAAGAATAGTTTAATAAATTACTTGACGCATAGTTTAATAAGTGCTATAATAAAGACAGTTAAAGAAAACAATCACACAGCCCCAAGACAGAGGCAGGAAGGAAGAGAAAATGGATATCAAAATTTATTGCAATTATGGTTGTTTATCAGCTGAAAAGAGAAACGTGTACACATACGGAGCGCCGCATAGTACGGCAGATTGCTGGGACGAAATGACAGTAGAAATCCCAGAAGGCTGGAAAGTATTTGAAAATGCCATGGGAAACTTAATGGTAACAGCTCCTTGGGGCTGGGACTATGAGATAAACGAAGTCCTCCAGGGAAACGAAAAACCATGCTTTTACGCATTGGACAAAAGCATGAACGGACACCGCCAGTATTTAAAAGTTTTAGATTAACAGGAGGAAAAGAAAAATGAATAGATACGAATTTAATAAAAGTGAATTAACAGAAAAGGCATTCGCAGTATATAGCGACAGCAGCTTTACATTCTGGACAGATGCAGCCGGAATATTTTACAGAAGCGACAACCCGAACAGCGAAAAGGTGGAAATCGGAACTATCGAAGATGTAAACGATTTTTTGGAAATGTTCGCCTAAAAAAAATAAGCCCTCTGGAATTTACCAAGGGGCTTATATCATGCTTTTTGTGGCGGCTTTTAGGACAGGTACAGAACTGCCGCCGAAGTCCTGACATAATTATTCATAGCACAATATCATCAAAAAGTCAACGACAAATTTTTACTTGACTTTTACGAGTCGTTCTGTTATGTTCAATACAACGAAGCCGACGGAACTCAGGAAGGGGCAGGGCTGACAAAGCGGATCGTAACTGAATACGAAAAAAATATAGCCAGATCATGCCGGATCAGATACCGGAAGGTCTGGCTTTTTGTGTGTTCAAAATGCCCTATTATAATATTATATATATTAATATTATGGATTATGAATATCTATAATTATAGTTATTCCCTGTCCCTTCCTAGATTCCAGAGGCTGAGTTGATTAATATAATATTGTATATAGTATATATAATATACATAGATATAGTATATGGTGTTATATGAGATTGACTAAAAGTTTTAAATTAATAGTTGACAGAACAACAACTTGTATGTTAATACTGTTAATAGAGATACAGATACAGACCGAAAGCGAGAACGAACCGCTGGAGGACTGAACCGGTTAGCTACTGGACAACGAACCAGAGCCGACCGGCTTTTTTTATTTATAATGATTTAATAGATTAACGTTATAAAGTGAGGTGATACAGTGAAAAATTCAAATACTATAACAACATCCCAAAATACAGAGGTATATGAAAACAAAATATGGTTATTGGTAGATGAATATATAAACACTGTATTATGCATACATCAAGAAGATTATGACAGTATAGAAAAGTATAAGAAAGATATAGCTAATAATCGTATTGATATGTTTTTTTATATTGCTGATCATATTGAAAAACCAAGTAATAATGATATAGAACTATTAGACAGTATATTTAATATATATATACGTGTATGTGGTAGATATGGTATATCACCTACTTTGCAAATGTTTGGAATATTAGTTGGAATTAATAACATGACGTTTAGCGATTGGGCGAACGGAGACTACAGAACCGCCTCAACGCATGGCATAACGGTGAAAAAATGGAAAGAAACATGTGGAGCCTTTGCGTTGGATAAGCTACACAACCAGGATGGCACGAATGCCAACTTGATATTTGCTTGTAAAGTAGCTTATGGCATGGCAGAAACGGCACCAATTCCAGCAGGACAGCAGCAGGGCATACCGCAACAGACAGCGCAACAGATCGCAGATAAATACAAAGACGTTCTAGAGCTTCCAGAGATGGAAAAGCCGGAGTTATAACAATATGTTGTACTTTCTGGGACTAGTGAACAATATATAGTAACGTTCAATGTTCTTTTAGGGTGTACTCTAAGTATACATCGGCATAACAACGATTTTTTGTGCAATATGACAATAAAACGGCGAGTAATATTCCTTGATCGCTGCCGCAGGCCGAACGAATAACAGCGTTAAGGTCAGAGCAGCGGGAATCCATGGGACAAAGGGCTACCCGGTCAGCGTTACCAGGAACAGACCCGGGAGGGGGTGTATATAGATGCCCTGAACGGCCTAATGAGTGCCCCAAGCTCCCGAAAAAACAAAAAACGCCCTTTTAATAACAAACCCTCAACATGGCAGAGATAGTGATTGCAACACGACAAGCCGTAAGCCTTGACCGTTTCTCTGCCAGATAAAAAGGCATAAAAAAAAGAGAACCATTACGGCTCCCTTTTCAGATCGTCACTATTAAATTTCACGATAACATCTGGGATTGTTTCAACGGCAATCTGGCATCCAAGAAAATCCAGAATTGCAATAAGCTCATTTGCAGAAAGCGTTCCTCTGGAAAACTTATTTGCCAAAGCTTGTGGAGAAGTTCCAAGATGTTCGGCAACTTGAACATTGGTTGCTTTTTTGAGTCTCATTATCTGTTTTACTTTTTGAGAAACCATAACGATACCTCCTATAATTATATAATAAACGCAAACGTTTCAAAAATCAATAATAATTCACTTGAATGTGAACAATATACTTGCAATCACACACGCTAAGGTGTATAATTTATTTATAAAGAAACAGGAGCGTGTATATATGAAGGTAGGATATGTAAGGGTTTCAACAGTTGACCAGAACGAAGCAAGACAGATTGAAGCCATGAAAGCAGATAGCGTTGAAAAAATATACGTGGACAAACAGTCAGGAAAAGATTTTAATCGTCCGCAATACCAGCAAATGATTTCGGAACTTAGAGAAGGTGACATGCTGGTTCTCCATTCTATCGATCGTCTCGGAAGAAATTATGAAGAGATTCTGGAACAATGGAGGATTATTACAAAAGAAATCAAAGCGGACATCATGGTTCAAGATATGCCACTTCTCAATACATCCATATCAAAAAATTTGGATGGTACGTTTGTAGCAGACTTAGTTCTCCAGATTCTTTCGTATGTATCGCAAAAAGAAAGAGAAAATATCAAACGCCGTCAAGCAGAGGGCATTGCCATTGCTAAGGCTCAGGGCAAATATAAAGGACGTGCAAAGAAAGAGATTGACAAAAAACTTTTTGAAGATACTAAAGCCAGATGGCAGAATGGTGAGATTACAAAAATTCAATTTGCTGAAACCATTGGAGTTTCCAGGGGAACATTATACAGAATCTTAGGGGAGGAAAAGGATGATTGATTTTACAAACAAGGCTATTACTACAAAAAGTGATTTAGAATCGGAACAGTTACTTAAAAAAGCTGTGGCACAAGGGTTTGGATTACCAAAAGGCGAAAAAGCTTTAATCACTAACAGATTCTTTAGATTTATCGGAAGTCCATATAAGCAGATTTTAATTCCAGCAACGATAAGCCATGCAGAATTTGACCAGGCTATTTCTTACACGGATTTGTTTGGTGATCCTGAAGCGGAATTAAGAAAAATTGTTGATTCAGCTACAAGATGGTGCAGAGCTTATGGATATGAGCATTTAAGCATATTTGCAAATGAGGGAATAGATAAATTTTCTGGCAAAGGACTTGCGAAAACTTCAGAAGGCATTATCCAGCGTGTTGATGCTGATGTGATGAAGCCAAGAAAGATTACTATTGCCGAGTTGGAAAAACAGCTTGGATGCCCGATTGAGATTGTTAGTTAAGGATACTGCCTATGAAAAAGAATAACTCTCAGGGCGAATCAATCAGAATCCGGTTGCCGTACCAGCTAGAACGAAAACTTATAGCTGAGAAGAACCGAACCGGCAAAAGCATATCACAGATTACCCGTGAAGCCCTGGCAGAATATTTTCGAAAGAGGTAGGCAAATGTCGATGCTTGGAAAAATTTTTAAAAATAAAAAAGGGCTTTCTGGAAAACTGGAGACGCATCCACTTGAAAAACCTTTACTGCACGACAAAGCGTATGAATATCATCACAAGAAAGCCGTTCTGGAAGATGGAAAACTGTATGATACGGAATCGGCGAAAAAGGTTTTTGTGGACGAATCAAGCTTGGAATATATCTCGTTTGGAGTAAGCACGCAAAGGGTTTATTTCTTAACTCCGAATAGGCATTGGTTCTCAGCTGAAGAGAGAATCGAAACTGAAAGTGGAATAACTGATGTTGGCGAATGCCGCATACAGGTTACTAAAACAATTTTTGTGTATAGCAATCTTCGAATGGAAAAAACACACAGGGTCAAAGATCTGATTGGCAAAAACGATTATGAATTGTACAAGAAATATTTTGGGGAGGTAGAGGAAGCATGAATAGTAACAAGAAAGTTTATTATGTGTACGTAGAAAACGGAAAAGCAGTTATTACAGAGGAAGCACCGGATTTCGATAAAGTTCACGATTACATGCTAATGAAAGCGGATGGAATCGAGCTTTTTATGGGAGTACATAAGAACCAGGACGATTTAATGCTCCCAGACGAACCAATTGATGTAGCAACGATGCTGATTAATGCCGAAGTAAGTGCTGATTTAGGGGATAAAGAACCATTAACTTGCCCGAAATACGACACAAATCAGCTTAGAGAGATTGCGGACCATCTTCTGATGTATTGCAAAGCACAGGAAAGGGGATGCAAAGATGCCTGTTGTGAAAATTATAAATCCGAGTCCGTATGATTGGAGAGGGACGCAGTGTTTTATTGATGGGAATAAAGTCCCAAGAGTAAAGTCTGTTGATTTCCATGTTGCTGTTGATGAGATTCCGACATTTGTATTTGAGATGATGGCAGAGCCGGATATTGAAATGGAGTGTCTGGCACAAATCAGTTTCACTTCTCAATCAATTACTGATGCAATTTCAGTTTTAAGGCATGAACTGTTACAACACGGGGAAATTTACCACGGCTTCAAAGCAAGCCTAAAATCGGCCTTAGAGCATTACAATTACTGTGGATTACCATTTGAGCCGGAAGAAGAAATCGCAGAGAAGATACTTAATTTCATGATTGGAGAGGAACAATGAGATTACCATTAACCATTATCGCAGTAGCAATTAATATTCTGATATTTACTACATTAGCTGCATTTTTAATGAGCCGGAATTACAAAGGCAATCAATTTTCCACAGCATTCTTCTTGCTGATGGAAGCAGGAATGATACTTAATACAGTTTTGATTTGCACAGCGAGGTAAAAATATGCTTTTAGCATTTCCAATGCAGATTATCCTGTTCATTATCGAAGAACGGGTTAATCATATAAGCAATGCGAAAGGATACGCTTGTCCCGTAGTGGAGCGGTACGCAAGCAAACGATCGAGACATCCGATTTAGCAAACATGACTCTACAAAAAAGAGAACAACTTAGTTATTTAAATGCTGATTCTCCACATAAGTTGTGTTGCAATTGTAGAGCACATAATAAAAATATTATCACACACTCAATTCTTTCTCCTGCTTTTGTAATGGTGCGGAGTGGGAGAAAGATTCTAGGGCTATCGCCAAGTGGTAAGGCACAGTACTTTGACTGCTGTATTCGCGGGTTCGAATCCCACTAGCCCAGCTTGCTAGGTTGCGCATGTACCTGGCAATGGTTTATTTTACATAGACCCTCCGACGAAAACCCATCTAGCTCAACGGAGCTGATTAAAGGGGCTTCAAATGTCCCGGATGGGAATCATCGTAAAAACGATGTACTCTATTTAGCCATGACCTTTGTTGCGGCTGGTGGCAAAGAACCGCAACAGTAGAAGCAAATCAACTCAAAATCTGCAATCCGGAAGACTGCTTCTACTCAGGAAATTTAGTTCAGCGGTTAGAACGCCCGGCTCATAACCGGGAAGCCCTGAGTTCGAATCTCAGAATTTCCATTTCTTCCATATGCTACCCATCCGTTTTATGGGCAGAAAAAACTTTCGGATGAGCGTATGTGAATCAGAATGAGCAAAGGTATGTAACGGCATAGGCTTGTGCTTGATCTGATTTCCCGTCCGATAAATGTTTCTTAGTTTCAATAAGCCATCACAAGCGCGCGTTGATGACAAGGGAGTTTTCAAGAAACATAAAGTCAAAGGCATAATAATATCCGAAACAACTCCGTGGAGCATACCACGGTTACCAAAAAGCCGTCAGGTTGGCAAAAAAACGATAGTCCAAGTTATGAAAAATTGCCTAGTGGAAAGCATAACACGATAAACATATTGCTAACCCGGGGTTTCCGGGTTTTGGGAGAATATTCCGTAGAGGTAGCGGGGCAGACTGTAAATCTGTTGCCATTGTGGTTCGGATGGTTCGACTCCATCTTCTCCCACTGATCAATTAGAGGCTGAAATCTAGTTGGTCACATTGACGCAGGATGGAGTATAGGTAACTCGTGGGCCTCCTTAGACCGAAATGGTGGTTCAATTCCGTCTCCTGCAATTAATCCGTCTATCGTTCAGCGGATTAAAACAAATTCTCAATACACCTTCTTTCTATGAATGTGGAACTCAACCCAATTGCTCTTTCGTTAGAGTGATTGACCGTTATAGGCGGCAACTATGGCGAGGTAGCTCAATTGGTAGAGCAGTAAAAAGATTGCAAGTCATGTTTGTGACTTCTACAGCAATTCTTCCATTACAAGGTACGTGTTGGTGGTTCGAATCCATCCCTTGCCACTGCCCCAGTTTGTCGGTTGTGGAAAATCGACGGAACATGTCTGTGTTCTTTACTGCAAATAATTTTATAGGTTCAAATTCTGTTGGGGCAATTATGTGGTGCTTACAGCAATTATTCTGGATATGACTGTTAATCATAAAAACTAAAAGCATCATGAAAATTTTAGGGGACACTTACAGCAACTTATTTCTTAATAAAATCTTAGGCGAATATTTTATATTTTCGTGTCCTGAAAGGAGAAAAACATGGACTTTGCAAACGCAATGAAAGAAGAAGGTAAATTCACAAGAACTGAAAATGGTGCAGTCGCACTGAACACTACAAGCGATGCAAGACTTGACTTGTTCGGTACTATTGGTTCATTAAGAGAAGCTGACGAGAATAGAATCACTACTTTGTTCTCAGAAGCGTATGCACAGGACAAACTCTTTGCTACGAAGATTGCTTTTTACGCAAGAGATATTCGTTGCGGACTTGGAGAAAGAAAAACTTTCCGAACCATTATCCGTTATATGGCAGAACATCATCCAGAAGCACTCAGACCAAACCTTGATTTGATTGGAGTGTTTGGAAGATACGATGATCTTTATGAATTGATTGGAACGCCGCTGGAAGATGATATGTGGAAAACCATGAAAAATCAGTTCGAGGAAGATCTGAAGAATCTTAATGAGGGCAAAGCAATTTCTCTGCTTGCTAAATGGATTAAAACAGCTGATGCAAGTAGTGCAAAGACTAGAAAATTAGGAATTCTGACTGCACAGAAGTTAGGATATCCGGTTTACAACTTTAAGAGAATCATTCGTAGCATGAGAAAGCAGATAGGTGTTGTCGAAAGTCTCATGTCTGCCGGTAAATGGAACGAGATTAAATATCCAGAAGTTCCAAGCCGCGCAATGATGATTTATCGTAGAGCCTTTGCAAAGCATGATCCAGATGGATTCAGGGAATTTATCAATAAAGCTGATAAAGGAGAAGTTAAAATTAATGCTTCAACCTTGTATCCATACGATATCGTAGAGAAAATTCTTTACGGAAAAGAAAACAACAAAGTTCTTGAAGCACAGTGGAAAGCACTTCCAGATTATGTTGAACGTGGAACAAATGCACTGATAATGGCTGATGTATCTGGCTCAATGTATGGAAGACCAATGGCAACATCAATTGGTCTGGCAATATATTTTGCTGAGAGAAATACAGGTGCATACCATAACCTGTTTATGACATTTTCCTGCAATCCACAGATTGTCACATTAAAGGGCGAAACACTTCACCAGAAAATAATCAATGCTGCAAAAGCAAATTGGGGCGGTAGCACAAACCTTAAAGCTGCATTTGAGAAAGTGCTCGATATTGCTGAAGAGAACAACGTTTCACAAGAAGAAATGCCGAAAGCTATAGTTGTTATCTCTGATATGGAGATTGATTATAGTGGAAATAAGGATTGGTCTTTCTATGACAAAATGGCAAGCAAATTCCAAAAAGCTGGATATATTATTCCGAATGTTATATTCTGGAATGTCAACAGCAGACATGACATATTCCATGCAGATGCTACAAGAAAAGGCGTACAGCTTGCTAGTGGTCAGTCGGTAACAGTATTTAAACAGGTATTACAGAATCTTGGATATAATCCGATTGAAGCAATGGAAAATATAATTAATTCGGAAAGGTACGACTGCATTACAATTGAGAAAATATAAAACATACGGAGCGAGTTAGGTGCAGCGTAGTGGTTCGATTCCACTTGTGGGCGTAGCTCTTGCGAATAAGGTTCCCACCGTTTTTTTTGGTTTTTTGACGATATAATAAAATCAGCTTTGGTTAGTTAAGTGGTGCATTGCTGTAATGGTAACAGAGAGACTTGCTAAGTCTTCCAACAGAAATGTTGTCCGTGTTCGAATCACGGATGCACCGTTCCAATGAACTGCAATCATTGGAAGGATTTCATTTTTATCTTACCTTTCTATGAATGGTTTCCAGTACTCCACGTTGGGTGGCTAGTTACGGTTCAAGTCCGTGTACTGGAATTTTTGTTTAGAGAGGTGGATTATGGAAGAAAAAGATTATTGTTGTACATGTAAATGGTACGCGACATACGAAGGCGTTTGCTGTAATGGTGACAGTGAAAATTGCGCAGATTTTAGATGTCTTGATGATAGCTGTGAATGTTGGGAGGGAGTAAAGAATGAAAATTCATGAAGTGATACGTCTGAGAAATGTATACGGTGGAGAAACAACTCTTAATGACCTTGTAAATCTAATACAAGGAAATAAAATTTATAGATGCCCGAAGTGCGGTGGAAGTGGAACTACTATCAAAAGAGTAAATCGTGCACAATACTGGGAGTGTTGCGATGATTACAAAGAAATAAAAGTCACTTGCGACTTATGTAACGGTGAGGGATACACCGAGAAAATATACAAGCCTAGAATGGTACAGGATGGATGGAAATGCGAATAGCAGGTAAAGAAATCAACGATGAATGTTCCAAGTGCGGAAATATTCTCGAATGCGAGTTGTTTCGTCAAGGACATGGAATAAAACAGGAACGTGAGAATGTAGCGAAGATGATTGAGTGCCAGATGAAACATAGGGAAGACAGGGAGAAATGAGATTATGGAAAATGATTTATTGTTACGAGATAAACGTAAATGTCCACTTTGTGGAGGAACGGTAATCAATACAGGAGTGGATATCTTTGGCGGCGACGTAGATGCTGCAGGTTTGAGAACTGATGCAGAATGGATTTGTACAAACTGCAAAACTGAATTTAATAGTGAATTTTGTCTCGAATCTGATAGGATTAAGACGATTTATAACGCAAAGGTCACATTACTTGATAAAAAAGATTGTCAACCTAACTTTCTTGGAGAGTCAAGCACTAATAGAGGAATGTGGTGATATAAAATGATTAAAATTTTAGTTCCTGGAACATTAAAAAGAATAAATTGCGGAAAATGCGGAGCAGTGTTGCAGTACGATGAAAAAGAAGATGTTAAAGAAGAATGCATAGAAAAAATGTTTTCTACAAATATGCCATCTGGACGTGGACGTAAGCAGAAATATATCATATGCCCACAGTGCAAGAATAAAATAGTTACGTGGTCTACAAGATAGGAGAAGATGCCATGATTAAGAAACTCTGCAATCTCTATATAAGACACAAGACAAAAAATCTCACAAGGATTCCATTGTTCACAATGACTTTTGAATGGAAGAAGTTTCAGAAAGACGGAAAAGAAAACAGTTGTATGTTATATACCTTGCATCCAGACATCGCAAAAGACCAATTTCTAAAAGAGAAATTATCTGAATGTGTAGATTATATCCGGGATAACTATGATATGGAAACGTTTACCAAAATCTAAGGGAGGCAGTTATGAGAATTGAAGACATGGCAACATGGACAGTAGATCAGTTGAAAGAAGAAGTTGTTCGTTTGGCCGATGAGAGAGAAACAAAGCAACATGAGATTTTAGACAAGGATAATAAAATCAACGAGCTTCAGACTGAACTGGATAAAATGTGTGCTTATAACAATGAGTTAAAAAGACAGGTGGACGAAAAGGCAGATACGCCATTTTATGACGAATCTGTAGAAATTGCAAAATATCACAGGCAGCATCAGTCCGATTGCATCACAATCAATCAGCTTCAGACTGCATTGGACGTAATAGTTGACCGATATTATGCAAATCTAAGAAAGGTTCATGGGGTGAGTTGATATGGGCGAAAAAGACGAAAAACAGTACTTTCTTAAAAAGCCAGATGGTGAGTACTGTCCGATTACCGAAATAGCAAACGTTCCAGAACACATACCACCTGATTATAATGACGATTTACCGAATTTCAGTGAATACGAATCATTCACTATAAATTTTAAAATGAATTCAAATACTAAGAAAAGATTATTCTGGACAATATTTGCACCGGATAAAATAAATCGAAATAATTTTAGAAAAAATCATGGAATTCCGATGATACGCAGAGTTGCAGGACGAAAAGGAGTAAGAAAATATAGATGAGCATTAAATTAGCATTTGAATCTGAGGGGATAGATTTTTCTCAGGTAATGAATCCACCGGAGCCGTGGGACGGACGGGCATTAATAAAAAACATCAATGGCAAACTGTGGTATTGTTGCCCTTTTTGTGAGAAGAAAGCACTTCTGATTAGTCCAGAAACAAAAATTCGGCATCTTAAATTGAAATGCAAGGGTAGCAACTGCAAGAAAGAGTTTGAGGTGAATGTATGAAAAAATATGGTGTAGTGAACTATCCAATTAAGATTATTGATGAAAAAATCATTAATGCACTAGCTGACATTGAAGTACATCATGAAGAAGGCAGACGGATTATTTGGGTAGAATGCGTCATGAATTACACTGATCTTCCGGAGGAATGCATTCTTGAAATTGGATGTCTTAAAAGAAAATTCAAACTCATGCATATCGACTCAGCTACAACAGAATCTGGAATCTATAAACTTAAATTTATGTTTGAGCGAGTAGAAGATGTAAATGAAAAAGACGAGTGGTGGGATTCGCTTAGAAGTATTGTGAGGTGAACACATGAAAAAGGAGGGTATCAGATGCCAATAATCAAGTTAATAGACAGGACTACAGATATTTCGAGACTAAAAATGCGTCAAATGGACTGGGACACAGTAATTAATAGGAAACCGTATTTTGTCGTTTTAATAGAAGGCTATATACATACAATCGGTGGAAAATACGGAAATAACAATTTATGGGCTTATCCTAGGGACGAAAAACCAAATTGCGAGAATTTAGTTCAATTCGAAGGAGAACCCGTATGCTGGGGAATAAATTATGCGCCTTACAATTACGCTCGATGCAGACATGATGAATTTGAAGCAACTACGATTGGCAACGTGTTTATTACCAGAAACGGAGAAAAATTCTGCGATGTAAGAGGCGGAATTGAACGTGCGAAGTGCATGATTAATGATTTTTTAGAGCACCCAATGAATTTGAATGAAATTGATTTTGATAAAAATGTTATCGGAAGAAAAGTTTGGTGGCGTAGCGAACCAGCCATTGTAACAAGTTATATTTCTGGACAGGCGTGTGTCATATTGGAACCAGATGGAATGCCACAATTTACAACACCGGCAGAATTTGCAGGTGAGGGGTGTGAATGTTATGTTGATGGTGATGTAAAAGCAGATATTCTTGATAAACATATTTGGTGGTTTAGAAAATAATGTAAATTTATTCGAGGTGAATGTATGAGTACTTGTTATGATTGTGCGTGTTCAAAAATTGAAACAGACGGCAGCGATGCGGAAGAACTTCAAAAGACTAAACCTGTGGAACTGGACGAACTTTCGGAAGAAACCAAGTTTAGAATTTATAAATTAATTGTAAATGAAATTGGAAAGCATTTTTACAATTGCGAGATGCGTATGTCATATAAAGACTTTATACTTGTTGAGGATTGCATCAGAAAAGTTTTGCAAGGAGAACAAGATGAACGCAAAACGGATTAAATGTATTTTGACAGGTGAATGCAAGTTTAAAAGTTCGGATACAGAATCGAAATGTAATGACAAAGAAAAGACTTGCACTATTACGGAAACTTGCTACAAATGTGGAAAAAAGTATACAGCTATATTTACTTATAAACAGTTAGGGATTCCGGATTGAGGTGAATTTATGAATCCAGTATTTATATTTCTAGCGATATGCGGAGCAGTGGCAGTATGGTTTCTGCTTTACAAATTATTTCAGCCACTAGGTAAATTATTGAATCACATTGGCAGAAATGCTATTGATGAGTTAAATAAAGACGAAAGTCAAAACAAGGAGGACAAAGAATGAAGAAAGGACTTTTAGGTGGAATCGGATTAGCTGTTGCAATCATTGCAGGACTTATATGCATTGCAAAGTGTAGTGTAAGGGTTCCAGCCGGTTACATTGCGGTCGAGTACAAAATGAACGGGGGAATCTCCAAGAATGTACTTACGCAGGGATGGCATTTGATTTCACCTACAGTAAAAACTTCGCTGTATTCTGTTGGAATCGAACAGTCTTATCTTACATCTGAAGATAAAGGCGATTCTCCAAAAGACGAAAGTTTTAAGACACCAACAGCAGATGGCAAATCTCTTTTAGTTGATTTGGAATTTTCGTATAAATTCGATCAGAGCAGAGTAACTGATGTATTTACTCAGTTCAAAGGGCAATCCGGGGAATCTGTGAAAAATACCTTTATTAAGCCGAAAATGAAAGCATGGACGCAGGAAGTAACAGCGAAGTATCCAGTAACAGATGTTTTTGGTGATAAGCGCCAGGAACTGAATGAAGCACTTGACGAATATCTTAAACGGAAGTTTGAACCATACGGAATCATTATTGATACAGTAAACTTTACTTCTATTTCCACTGATGATGAAACACAAGCTGCAATCCAAAAGAAAGTAAATGCACAGCAAGAGCTTGAATTGGCCAATATTGAAGCTAAAACAGCCAAAGTACAAGCCGATAAAGATAAAGAAGTTGCACTGATTGCTGCTGAACAGGAAAAAGAAAAAGCAGCTATTCAGGCAGAACAAGCCAAAATTGATGCGGAAGGCAAAGCCGAAGCTATTAAGATTAAAGCTGAAGCCGAAGCGGAAGCAAACAGAAAGATTGCAGAATCGCTTACCCCTGAACTAATTGAAAAGCAGAAAATTGATAAATGGAATGGTGAAGTTCCGAAGATTCAGGGAAGTAACACTTCTACCATCGTAGATACAAGAGATATGACAGCCAATGAGAATGCTGAATAATAAATAAATCAGTCAGAGAGCCACATGAGAGCCAGACTAAATCCTAAGAAGAAAGGAGGTCTGGCTCTATTTTTATGCAAAAATTCACAGAAGGTTCGATTGAATGGTATCGGGCAATTTTAAATCAAATCATTAATGATGATATGACAGTCTGTCAAAATCAGAAGGACTGCCTTGATTTACTTTTGAATATGAATATTGACCTTCCTTTCAAGGATAATCCAGATGCACGGAACATGGCAATGAAAGTCAGTCGGTACGCTCATACAGTTGCAGCAAGAAACGCGGCACTGACTGGAAGCGGTAATTTTGATGATATTTACTGGCAGTATTTACTGTTGGAATCCCCATGGGCGTTCGAGAGTTATTTGTTATACATGGAGAAGAATAGACCGGACAGCAAAAAGTTCTATATCCCAAGAAAAAAAACACTCCAAGTAGTCGCTCAAGATTTACAGGATTTGGAAGATAGGATAATTGAATTTTACGGTCTATCGTTACCAAGTCGTGTTGGTAAGAGTACTATGTGCATATTTTTTATGTCGTGGATAATGGGAAGACGACCAAACAGCCACAATGCAATGGGCGGTCACTCTGGAAAACTGGCCAAGGGTTTCTATGGTGAGCTTCTGAATCTCATAAGCACACAAGAATACACTTACAGTGAGATATTTCCAAAATCAAAATTGCAAAAGCAAAGTGCCGATGATTTTGAGATAAATTTGGACAAGCCAGATCGATTCGCCACAATGACTTGCCGCGGTATCGAGGGAACATGGACGGGTGCTGTTGATATTTCGTCTGATGGATATTTGTATGTGGATGACCTTGTTCGAGACAGGCAGCATTCTTTAAGCCCTACTCGTTTGGAGAATACCTATCAAGAGTATCTGAACAAAATGGTTGACCGTAAAATTGATGGGGCAAGAGAGTTGATGGTTGGAACAAGATGGAACCTGTACGACCCATTAGGCAAAATTGAAAAGCTCAATCGAGATAATCCATTGTATCGGTTCCGTAAGATTCCTGCCTTGAATGACGATGGTGAATCAAACTTTGAATATGATTATGGAGTTGGTTTTTCTACGAAGTATTATGTAGATATGAAAGCCAGACTTGATGCTAACGAATGGGAGGCTAAATATCAACAGAAACCATTCTTGCGTGAAGGAATCATGTTCGCAGAAGATGAACTAAGATATTACAATGGAATTCTTCCAGAGGGCGGATTTGTAAAGAACGTATCTGCTTGTGACGTTGCGTGGGGCGGTGGTGATAGTTTGTCCATGCCGGTTGGTGCGGAATTTGAAAACGGAGATGTATACATTTATGACTGGATTTTTAATACAGGTCCGAAGGAAGTCACACTTCCACTGGTTGTCGGAAGAATTATGGGAAATGAGATCCAATCTATCAATTTCGAAGCTAACAATGGTGGCGATATGTATGCTTATTATGTCAGCGGAAGACTAAAAGAACATGGATATGCTTGCAGCACTACCAGCACAAAAGCTCCATCAAAGCAAGCTAAAAAAGAAAAAATCAATCAGTACTCTGGAGATGTTAAAAGAAGATTCATATTTCTGGCACCTAAATACCAAAACAAGGAATATTCAAAAGCAATGGAACAGTTGACCACTTTTGTGTATATTGGCGACAACGATCACGACGATGCACCAGATGGTGTTACACAACTTATGATAACTCTGACTCAAAAACGATTTGCAGAAGTTACAGCAACTAAGAATTTTATGTGGGGGAGGAGATAGCATGGATATAAAGGAGTATCTGAATCAAATTCAACGATACGAAAAAATTATAAATAACAAACTGGAAGAAATCGAACACTTAAAATTGCTTGCTACTAGCATTAGTGCTTCGACGTATGGCATTGAACGTGTTCAAACTTCTGGAAGCCAAGATAAAATAGGCGATACAATTGCAAAATTGGTGGATGCGCAGCGAGAACTAGCTGACAATGTGGTAGAGCTTATGGAGAAAAAGCAGAAACTTATAGATGTTATAGAGTCTGTGGAAAATCCCCAGTATTATGATTTTTTGTATAAACGATACGTAGAGGGAAAAAAGCTAACTGTCATTGCAGATGAAATGGAATACAATGAAGAATATATTAAACAATTTCACGGGAAAGCAGTAAATTACGTAAAAGAAATGCTTAATTTTAAAAGTTAACACCTTTTCTTACTGAATATAACTTTCCGGTTATGTATAATATATGATGAAAATGTATGAAGCATCGGGCGAAAACTCGGTGCTTTTTTCATGCCTAAAAGGAGGTACGGGCAGTGGCAAGAAATAAGATGAATTATATTGACCTCTGCCATGGTGAATTTGGCAGAAAGGTAGCATATACCGGAGTAAACAAAATTACACCAGAAAATGTACTGAAAGTGATTGCTGATACAATCGGTGTTCACAATAGAAACAGAACTATGATTGATTATCTGTATAGATACTACAAAGGCGACCAGCCAGTTCTTTACAGAGAAAAACTTGTACGTCCTGAAATTAATAACAGAGTATGCGAGAATCATGCACTTGAAGTTGTTCGCTTCAAAGCATCTCAGACATACGGAGAACCAATTCAGTTTGTTTGTAAGAAAAAGAATGCAAGCGAAGAAACCAATGCGCAGGTGGATTTGTTTAATGATTATCTGGACGAAGCAAATGCAGAAGCCAGAAATATTGAATTAGGGACATATCAAAGCGCAGTAGGCACTGCATACAAGTGCATTCTTCGTGAAGAAGATTGGACAGCGGATTCAGACATCCCGCCATTTAGAATTTTTATTCCATATCCGGGAGATTGCTACATTGTTTATTCCAAAGGCACCGGAAAACCACTGATGTCGGTTCAGATATTAAAAGACGAAGATGACCAACAGTATTATCAGTGCTATTCAAAAAACCAGTATTTTATTGTGCAGAATGGAAAGATTAAAAAAGCCGGTCTGAATGGCTTTGGAAACATTCCAATTATTGAATATCCAAACAATCATGACAGATTATCTGATGTTGAAATAGCAATCACAATGTTCGATACAATCAATAACATGCAGTCAAACAGAATGGATGGAGTTGAACAGTTTGTTCAAGCCTTTATGAAATTCAAGAACTGTGAGATTGACGAGAACGAATTCCTCAAGATGGTAAAACTTGGCGCTATATCTGTTAAAGATACCAGCAATGGATGCCAGTCGGATGTTGAACTGATGACTGCTGAACTGAATCAATCAGAAAGTCAAGTTGCTAAAGATGATATTTACAGCAATATGCTGATTGTTGAAGGAATGCCAGATAGACAACAGAACACAGGGGGAGATACCGGTCAAGCCGTATATCTCCGCAATGGTTGGGACTTCGCAGAGCGTAGAGCCAAATTGGATGAACCTTTTATCCGTGAAGCTGAGAAAGCATCTGCCAGAATAATACTTAACATTATAAGAAATACTACTGGTGATATAAAACTTTCGACAAGAGATTTTGATGTAAAAATTACCAGAAACCCAACGGATAACATGCTTGTTAAAGCACAGGCCCTCGATTATCTGGTTAAGAATAAAATACATCCGCTCATTGCACTTATTACTTGTGGATTATTTAGTGATCCGCAGAAAGTATACGAAATGAGTTTTCCGTATATGCAGTCATTGTATAAGAATCCAGAAGAGGAAACGCAGAAAGCACAAGAATTGATTGACAATTTTAGTCAGAAATCAGTTCAAAATCAATCAGCAATAATTTCTTCCACTGACGAAGAATAAACGTTTTTACATTAATTATTTAAGGAATCTTGGGAAACTGAGATTTCTTTTTTAATACTCAAAAATATTGCAACAGCCCGTGAGCGTAAATCGGGTGCAGGTCATATGCGGAGCGAACCGTGTGAAAAAAGTGTGATGATCTGGAAGAAAGGAGATTTCATGACAAGAGAACAGGCAAAACAAGTACTTATCGGTATGGGAATTGAGGAACCATCTGATGAACAGGTGACCAAATATCTTGATTCCGTCACAGGAGAAGTAAAAAAGGAAAAAGACAAAAACACTTCCCTTAAAGAAAAAGCTGATAAGGCAGAAGCACTGCAAAAAGAACTTGATGAGCTGAAACAGCAAAACATGACTGATGCAGAAAAAGCAGAACTTGAACGTCAGAAAGAAAAAGCTGCAAACGAGAAAAGAATTTCTGATCTTGAATCTGCACTTGCAACTTCCCAGAAGGAAGCTCTGACAGGCAAAATTACTTCTATTTTTGCAAACGCAGGAATGAAAGGAGATGCCTATGCGGGAGCAATCAAAGCATTTTCAAATATGAATGCAAAGGATGCTCTTAAAGAAGCCCAGACATTTGTCGATGGAATTTCCGTAGAAAATAAAAACGCTCTTGATACCGCAAAAGCAGCTTGGGAGAAAGAAGCACTTGAAAATACACCTAATCCCGGTGGCGGTAAATCTGGTGGAGAACCAGAAAAGAAAAGCGAAGCATCTGAATACGCAAAAGCGTACTCAGCAAGAATGAATCAAGAAGCCAAGGCGGCAGATGATAATGCCCCGGTAAATATTTAATTTTAGTAAAGGAGAAAAAGACATGGCTTTTATGAAAACTGAGCAGTATGAATCCAGACCTAACATCCTTGAATCTGAGGTTGGATTAGTACTCAAAACTTACACAGTAAATCAGACAAATGCTGAAACAGTTGGAACTAAGAAAATTATCAAAGCAGGTTCCGTGTATCCGACAAATGCAACAGGCGCAATCGGCATTGTGTTTGAAGATGTTGATATGACAGATGATACTAAGAGACCGATTTCTGTGATTGTTGCAGGGCGTGTTCTTGAAAAAAGACTTCCAGTAACAGTTGATGAAACTGCAAAAACTGAACTTGAGAAATCAGGAATCGTTTTTGTAACTACAGAAGACCCAGTATTTTAAGGAGGTATAACAATGCCATTTAATGTTTTAGAATCCATCACAGAGGAAGAGAGACTTAATTTCTCCCAGAGTTTTGATGTAAAAAGACCTGGTATCCTTGATACTATTTTTCCAGATATAAAAACACAATATCTGAAAGCCGAATATTACAGACTTATGGCCGGACAGAGACTTCCAGAAGTAGCGTTTGTTCATGCTCTTGATACTGAAGCAGAAATCGGTACAAGACCAGGATTCGAAAAAGTACTGACTGAAAAACTTTTCATTAAAAGAAAAATCAATCAGTCTGAAAGATTACGTCAGGCAATCGAAAATGGTGTGCCGGACAACGAAGCACTGAAAAACTTTGTATTTGACGATGCAGCTAACCTGTTTGAAGGCGTTGTTGCAAGAGCAAATGTCATGAAAGGTCAGTTCCTTTCTACTGGTGCTGTAACAATCAAAGAAAATCATGTTGATATGGGAATCAATTATGGTGTTCCAGCAACTGCAAAAGTAACACTTACCAACTGGGCTACACCAGAAGCAGATATCATGGGAGATATCCAGAAAATGGTAGCTGTAGCAGAAGACAATGGTTATGTAGTTAATAAAGCCCTTACTTCTCTCAAAATGATTAACTACATGAGAAATAACACTGCTATGCAGACAGCAGTTCTGGGAGCAGATAACAAACGTCTTCTGACAAAACAGGAACTTGCAAATCTGCTTATGCAGGAATACGGAATCACAATTGATCGTTGCGATGAGAAATTCCGCTTCAGAAAAGCAGATGGTTCTCTTAAAACAGGCAGATACTTCAAAGAAGATGTATTTACTCTGTATGAAGCAGATGCAAACGGTTCTTTCGGTACAGGACTCTGGGGCGTGACGCCTGAGGAACTTGAATACAGACAGTTCATTCAGGAAGAAAACCGTTCTTTCGTAACACTGTCCATGTGGGCTACACAGGATCCGGTTGCAGTATGGACAAAAGCGTCCGGTATATTCGTTCCGGTTGCTCCGAAAGCTAATGGCGGTATCGTTATCGGCACAAAGGGGGAATAAGCGGGCATAGTCTCAATGTGAACAGCCAATCACCGTCTGTAGCAAGTGTTGAATCAGAAGAATCAACACATAAATACGCAGAAAGTGAGCTGTCTAATATGACTGTGCCACAGTTAAGACAGCTTGCAAGTGATAATGGCTATGCCCTGACCTCAACAAATAAGGCTGGTATCATTTCTGAAATATTATCTCAGCAGTAACGCAGAAAGAGGCGGTGAATTAAATGAATGAAGAACTTATGGAAGAATTATCACTTTATTTAGCAGATAATCCAGAATCTGAGTCCATACTCACTCTTTCTGTAAATCGGGCAATTCGTTCATTTAAAAATAAGCGAAATTACCCCTCTAGTTACACTGATGATAAAATCAAAAACGACATGAAAAAATGCTATGATTGTATTTTTGACTTGGCGCTTTACTTTCTGGTTAAACAGGGGGCAGAGTTCCAAGGATCACATTCTGAATCTTCTGTAAATAGAAGTTGGGAATCTGAAACCGAAATTTATATTAATCATGGTGTTTTTCCTTTTGCTGGAAGTTTCAATTAAAAAAGATGGGATGGAACGCAATGTGTTTTTCCTCCCGGCACGTTGCAGGGTTGCTCGTTAAAGCAGGGAAAGAGCAAAAATCTTATAGGGAGTGAAAGAAAGGAAAAGCGATGGGATGTGAACATGAGTGCTTTAACAATCACCGCTTCGAAGAAATTGAAAAAAATATTCATGATATGCAGGAAAAGCAGTCTGAAAGACACAAGGAATTTTATTCTAGAATTAATAAACTTGAACAGAAGACTGCCCTGTATAGCAATGACTTAGATCATATCAAAGAAACAGTCGATGAGATGAACAACAATTTAAAAATTCTCATGGCAGTCCCTGGCAAACGTTATGACACCATTATTGTATGCATTATAACAGCAGTCGTGGGAGCAGTTGTAGGATTTATGTTGAGCGGTGTATTTCCTATGTAACAAATCGATTCCACTTGTAAGGGAGGACGGTGGAGTTATATGAATTATGCGGATTTTTCAGAAGATGAAAGAAAATTTTACTTGCAAGAAGCAGGTTTTGATTCACGTGAAGAAAAATTATTTCGATTACGGGCTTATGGCGAAAAAACATTATGGGAAGCATCTGAATTAATGGGGTACAGTCCCAGAACCATAGACCGAATCAATAGAAAAATAAAAAAGAAAATTACCAAAGTTGCCCCGATGTATATTCGGGGCTTTTCTTTGTATAATGGCGGAAATGTGGCGAAATAGTGACGTTCAAATACAGTGTTCCTTCCTATATAATATAATCATAGGAGAAAACGTAATGATTATATTAAGAAACCCTTACGAGGGTATATGGGAAAAGCATCGTTCTATAGATGATATGGATATGATTCTTGAATCCCGGACAGGAGGAACAGATTATGGCAGGTTATCCGTATTATCCGCAACAGCCAATGATGAGCAACCCTTACGGACAAATACAGCCGTATCAAGACAGGTTGGCACAATTACAGAATAACTATCAACAGGCAATGCCATATGGACAAATGCAGATGCAGCAGCCTGTACAACAAATGCAGCAAATGCCAATGCTTCAAGGACAGATGGTTGATGGGATTGATACTGTAAAAGCAAAGGACGTTGATATGTCTGGCAACCCTGTTTACTATCCAAAGACAGATGGAACAGAAATATATAAAAAGCAATTGCAGGCAGACGGAAAAAGCAGAATCTTTGTTTACCGGCTTATAAATCCAGAAGAACAATATCCAAAGCAGGAAGAAAAACAAATTGATATTGAAGCAATGTTTAATCAGCTTCGGAACGATGTTTGTTCTGAGATTTCTGGAATAAAAGATTTGCTACCGACACAAATGTCGGTCACAAATGATTCCCCAAGACAGCAGAACGGAGGTAAGCAGAGATGAGTTTCAATCCTAATGCCATGATGAAAAAGCAATTTGAGAAAATGATTTCTCAGAGGTTCGGAAGTGTGGATAACATGATGAACGATATGAGTAAATTTGCAGGAAACAATCCGACATTGAAGAATGCGTTGGATTTATACAAAAAAGGTGATGCAGACCAGCTACATCAAATACAACAAAATGTATTCAATGAAAAACATTTATCTCCAGATGGAATTATCCAGAAATTCCTTGGATTATAACATTTCCCCATAATTGGGTGATTCAGAATCGCTACAATTTGGGACGACAGCCGCGGATGTCTCCTATTGTAAATAATATTTAAGGAGACTAAAAACATGATGAATGGTTCAAATTACAGTCTTAGTGACATTGCTGCCGCTACAGGCTCTAATAATCGCGCCAATGATATGTGGGGCGGTGATGGCTTTTCACTTATCTGGCTTGTCTTGATCTTTGCTATCTTTGGATGGGGAGGTTTTGGCGGCTGGGGCGGCGGCTTCGGTGGCAATGGTGCAAATGGTGCAGGTTTCCAAGGATGGGCTACACGTTCCGATATCAATGAGGGATTTGCTCTTAATGATATCCAGAATGGTATTAGAGGTATTCAGCAGGGTATCTGCGATAGCACATATGCTCTCAACAATACCATGCAGAGTGGATTTAATGGCATGAATGTTGGAATGCTCCAAGGCTTCAATGGAATTCAGCAGGCTATTAACGCTGATACTGTAGCAAACATGCAGAACACAAATGCATTACAGTCTCAATTAGCAAATTGTTGCTGTGAAACAAGAGAAGCTATCCAGGGTATCAACTACAACCTGGCAACCAACACTTGTGCTCTTCAAAACACAATGAACAACAATACCAGAGATATTCTGGACAATCAGAACAGCAATACAAGAGCAATCCTTGATTTCTTGACGAATGATAAGATTGCAACATTGCAGGCAGAGAACTCTGATCTGAAGCGTGCTGCATCTCAGGATCGTCAGTCCGCGCTGATTGTAACTGAAATGAATGCACAGACGCAGCGATTAATCAATTCAATCAATCCATCCCCGATTCCTGCATTTCAGGTACCGGCTCCGTATGCATACGCAGGATGCAACGGATATGGAAACAGTTGCTGCTAAGTAACTCGCCCTTAGAGGTTGACTAATTCTAAGAGGTGGGTTGCGGCTCACCTCTTATTTGATTGAGAGGTAGAAATATGAGTTGTAAAAATGTTTGTAAGCTCTGCAACCATCTTGTGATAAGCCAGTCTGTCGCATTCACTGGTGGGAATCTTGTGGTTACACTCCCGGCAGGCAGTTATTCCAATGGAGAAAAGTATTGCATTGTTATCGCACAAAGCATACCAGAAGCCACTACGATTACTGCCCCGGTAATGATTCAAATAGGAACAGGAACAACTTTGTATCCGCTAGAGAATCGTTGCTGCGCACAGGTTACAGCTTGTGGCGTAAGAACCAGAACGAAGTACGCAACCAGAATAGCTACAAGTGCAACTGGTGGAGTATTCAAGATGCTAGGAAACCCGGCTTGTAGTCCGAGTAATAATTTAACTGCAATTAATGGTACAGCCCCAACAACAGACACACCTGTTACACAGGCTGTTAGAAAGGGGGCACTGTAATGCATAAAGTTGCAATGGAAATGGGAAAATGGGCTATGGAAAAAGCCAAAACACATGGCTTTGATAATCTCAGTGCTCAAGACTGGGACGATCTGAAAGACTGCATGGAATCCGTAAAGTGTGCGATTTGTGCAGATAAAGATTACAGAATCGTAGAAGCTATGGACGAATGTGAACAGGAAGAGAAGTATCTTGGACGCATGGGATATGACAGGTATCGCTATTCCAACGGCAGATTTGCGCCGAAAGGCAAAGGAAGTCGTATGGGATACAAGCCGTATCTGTACATGGAAGATGATGACTGGATGGAAGAATATCTGAACAATCCAGAGTTCGAACGTAATATGTACCGCATGGGATATCATCCAGATCGTAGTGATATGAGAATGGATGGAATGAACCATAAGCAGTCCAGATATGGCGAAAGCTATGACAGATACAGCGAGAATCGCAGGCATTACCATGATTCCAATGATACAGAATCTAAGAGAAAAATGGATGATTCCATGAAAGAGTATACATCTGACATTATCCGTAATCTTACAGAGATGTGGTCAGATGCAGATGCGACTCTTAGACAGTCGATGAAAACCGACTTAACTCGTCTGATACAGCAGATGAATTGAATATTAAATGAATTTTGCCCTTGTTACAGGAATGTAACAGGGGCTTTTTAATTAGGGAGATTGATGATGGAAAAATGTGTAATAAATGTTCTTGGAACGAATTACAGAATTATTCCAAAAGAACTTAAAAATGCAGATATTGACGGCTTTACAGATAATACTGCAAAGGAAATTGTTATCAGAACGGACAACGTAAATAACGTTGGTGATTTTGACTTCTTACAGAAAAAGCAGTTGAGACACGAAATTATTCATGCATTCTTGTCGGAAAGTGGATTGCAGTGCAATTGGCAACATATGGAACAGTTCGGACATGATGAAACCACAGTTGATTGGTTTGCGATTCAATCTCCGAAGATTTTTGAAGTATTCAAAGAACTTGAGTTAATTTGAAAGGGATGGTGATAAGCCATGCTAAGACAATTTTATATGAACGGAGACCTATGGAGAGTGCAGTTCGTATCTCCGCACGACAGCGTGTTAATTGACCGCACAGGCGAAAGAACTCTTGCTGTATCGGATTATTCCACAATGACAATTTCGATTGCAAATAATCTATATGGAGAACTTCTGAACCGTGTGTTTATCCATGAGTTAGGGCATTGTGTAATGTTCAGTTATGGTTTATTGCCAAAACTTCACCGTATGGTCAAGAAACAGTATTGGGTGGATGCAGAGGAATTTGTGTGCAATATGCTTGCCGATTACGGATGCTTTGTAATTGGCGTTGCAAAAGATGTTTTAGGAAACCAATTTACTTATGTGTCCCCTGTTGGAGTAGAAAAAATGATTGCATAAATGAAAACCCTATTTTGCCAACTGTAAATGATGATGGTGTACTTATTTTTTAGGAGGTAGTTCATGGCAGAATCAATTTTAAAAATCCATACTCAAAACGGAAATATTCCAGTTGGGTATCCAGACTTAGCAAACAAGCCTATCGCAGATAAAACTTTGAGCGAAGAGGGAGCATTTGCCGACTCCAAAGCCGTAGGCGACAGATTCAAAGAAGCAAAGACAGAAACTGATTCGCTAAAGGAAGATTTATCCAACAAAATTACAAAGTTCTACGCATCGAATCAGGGTGAAACTCATATCACTGATTCTGACAATGGAAAGATTCAAGATATGATGCTGTATGGCAAATCATCACAGGATGGAGTGCCAACGCCAGAGAATCCAGTTGAGATTAAAAGCGTGGTGAATCCGACTGTGAAGGTGTGTGGGGAGAATTTATATCCCGGTAGTGATTTAATTGGGTTGACAAAAACATATACTACGGATTTTATACCTGTTATTTTACACAAGGGGAAAATTTATTTTTCTTTTGATACGTCTTCGGACACAAGTGATGGTCGATACCATATTAATGCGAAATACTTTGATATAAATAAAGAATTGATGGGTGGTAATGGCAATGAAAGTATAGCAGGAAATAACATTTCTCATGTGAGTTTTGAATTTGATGGAACGAAAGCTGGAATTAATCATGAAACAATCGATTTAAAAAATGTTTCATATGTAAAAATTATGTTTGGTATTTATGCCACTACAGCTACCAAAATTACATACAAAAATATAATGATAAGTGCCACAGATTCCGATTTTGAACCATACAAACCTATTCAGACCGTCACCCTGCCGTATACTCTCAACGCAATCCCTGTAGAATCAGGTGGTAACGTCACAATCGACGGTTATCAGTATATTGCGGATTATGTGGATGTGGAACGTGGGAAGTTGATAAGGATGGTTGATTCTTCTAAGTTAGATAATACACAATCTATTGTAAACAAAACCGAATGGTTGTTAGCAGAATCACAAGAAATTGACCTTACCACAGAAGAAATTACCGCATTTAAAGCACTTACAACATATTATCCAACTACAAACATCAGCGTTAATAGCGAACAGCTTGACGGATATACAGCATTTAACTATCCAATAAGCATGGCAAATGGGTGGAATTATGTCAAAAAGCAACTTAACGATAACCGAGATTATATCTATGACATGGATATACAATCAGCAGAAGCCTATGTCAACAGTGAATATGCAGTAGCATTAACAGAATTGGAGGTATGATTATGTTATATAGAACATTACTAAAACTTAAAGAAAGAAATGGACTTACAGACGATTTGAAGAATAAAATTGATATTTTCTTTGCAACTGGCAGGATTACTGAAGAACAGTATAATGAGCTGATGGATGTTAATAAGGAAGGAACTGAAAGCGGAAAATAATTAACTGATGAGGGCTTTAGTTAACCAGTAAAAACCAAAACATGTACCACGACTTTTGACGAAAGAGGTGATATAGTATGCTTAGTCCTGAATATTTACGCCGGATAACAGAGGGCAGCGAACAAATTGCCGAAGAGCTACATCAGTATATCATCTCTGAGATTGTGTCGAGAATGATGGCAGTATGTGACTACTGGTAAGGTTCCGGCAAGACCTTTTATCAATCAATTTTATCCAGAATTTCTTCTAGCGATTCTGGTTTTAAAAACTCTTCTGTTGATTCAGCCAGAATATGTGACCATATTTTTGATTCTGTGTTGGAATCAATAGTTTTTGCAAGTCGTAATCTTTTTAACACTTGTTCAGAATGTTCATATTTTGTTCCGCAATTTGGACATGATATTTTGTCCATTGTTATATTCTGATTAACCTCATACTTGCATCCACATTTGCAATGGATTGTATCGTATAATTCCATATTTGCCCCTCCTTTAAAAAACATTGTATCACAATCATTGAAAGGAATAAACATAAATGATAGGATTAAAAAGACAGAAACAGACCGTGTACTGGTCAAGAGTAACCGAAACACTTGAGGGAATAGATACCGTACCGACATACAGTCAACCGCAAAGCTTTAAGTTTTCTGTATCATCTACCGCAGGAACGCCAGAGGAAATATCGGCAGGAATCGTGCCGGATTACGACAGATACATTACTTCCTTTAACCGTTCTTTCCATCCGCAAGAGGGAGATGTATTTTGGATTGATACCGTGCCACAGGTTGACACACTGGGAAATCTGGTTCTGGAAGATGGTATTCCTACAACACCGCCAGATTACCGTTTGAAGAAAATCCTTGATACGCAAAGAGGAAATCTGGCTAGATATGGAATTAAAAAGATAGGTGCAGAAGAATGAACGGACGAGTAATCAAATGCAATCTGAGCCAAAAATCTATTGGAAACGCAATCAAAGAATTGAAAGCATATCAAAACAGTCTTCGCGATAAAAATGAAGTATTTCTTAAAAGGCTTTGCGAATTGGGAATTCCTGTCATAGACGAAAATATTGTGTTGGCACAAGGAGATTCTGACAGAAACCACAATACCTACATCAAAATCAACAGGTTTGGAAATTACGCACAGGCAACTCTTGTGTGCGAGGGTTCTGGAATTTTATTCATAGAATTCGGTGCAGGTATCCATTACAACACTCCGGCAGGCACAAGTCCTCATCCAAAAGGAGAAGAATTCGGATATACCATTGGTTCCTACGGACAGGGCAAAGGAAAAAACGAATCGTGGGTATATGTGGCAGATTCTGGCGAATGGGTGCGTTCTTACGGTACAGAAGCTACAATGCCCGTTTACAAAGCGAGCGTAGAAATTATGCAGAATATCCGTAGAATCGCAAAAGAAGTGTTTTCTGCATAAAAACATAACACCTTTTCTTACTGAATATAACGTCTGTTTTATGTATACTGTAAGATATAAAAGCATCTACCGGAACGGTGGGTGCTTTTTCTATGCTCAAAATAAGGTGGTGACAGAGATGCCAGATGTAGTGAAAAATCCAGTTTCGGATGTATTTGAACGATGGAAAGCAACTATTGAACCCGTTGTAGGAAAAGGGAACTTTTCTAATGACGAAAGTCAGACGGTGGCTTCAAACAAAAGGGTTTACGCACGTTTGTTCTTACTTGGAAATCCAACATCACGTGGCAATCTTGAGGGAGATGAGTGCGCGACAACGCCATCTTTCCAATCAGAATCCTATGCGACTGGTTCAAAAGCTTCTTCCAAAGTATATGAAATTGACGATGCCAGTCACAAGGCTATGGTTGGCATGGGTTTTCGTAGGATATACGGGCCCGTAAGACAAAATAATGCTGATAACAGCATAAAACGTGTTGTTAGCAGATATAGCCGGATATATACTGGCACATTACTCTAGGAAAGGAGTGAGAAAACATGGAACAGATTATGAACTATGTGAAGCCGGAACTTCTAATTGTAGCCGTAGTACTGTACTTTATCGGAATGGGAATCAAAAAATCCGAAGTCATACCGGACAAATATATTCCGGCAATCCTTGGTGCTTTAGGCATTCTGATTTGTGGAATTTATGTTATTGCTACATGCGCTATATCTGGCGAACAGGAAATCGCAATGGCAATTTTTACCGCAATCACACAGGGAATCCTCGTTGCAGGACTTAGTAATTATGTAAATCAGATTGTAAAGCAGGCAAGCAAAGAAGACTAGAAGGAGGTGATCCTTTTATCTCCCGGTACAGGGTTACGTACTAGAACCAGAGCCGTTAAGGCTCTTTTTTATTGCAACAAATTATAGCCGAAAGGCAGAAAGGAGCCAAAATGGCACGATTAACTACACTTGGTGTGAAATTTTCATATGCCGTTGAAACCGTGAAAGGCACAAAACCTACCAAATTCACACAGCTGGAAGAAGCCTCTTCCATCGGCGGTATTTCTCTTGACACAGAACAGATTGATGTTTCTGCACTGGAAGATTATCTGACTCAGTATGCAGCTGGTAGACAGGATACAGGTGGTACTTGGGAGATTGAATTTATCATGGATCCAGACAAATCTGTTAAACAGATTAAAAAACTGTACGAAGATTCTAAGGCTGCAAAAACTACAGGATTGGCAACTTGGTTTCAGGTGTCGTTCCCGGATATGTCCGACGCATTCTTTGTTATTGCAGAATGCGGTCGTGAAATTCCAATGCCAGAAATTGCACAGAACGAAGCAGCAACCATGTCTATTTCTCTTATCATCAATACATATAAGGGACTGGATACCAAAATTGAGCCGACAGCGGCTGCTGAATAAGATGTAAAACAGGGAGGATAATTTATGTTTAGTTTTTCAGCGAATGGCAAAACATACAAAGTAAAATTCGGATATGGCGTACTTACTCAGTCAGATATTCTTACACAAGTGTCTTCTATGGGAGCAATCAACAATCCGAAAGATATGATTAAAATGCTTCCAGAACTGATTCTAGTAGGATTGCAAAAAAAGCACAAGGATGAATTCGGATATGAAACCGAAGAAGAAAAGAAAATTGCATACGATAAAGTGTGCGATCTTCTGGACGACTACGAAGATGAATCCACAGAGGAAAATCCTCATAATGGATTTACTTTATTTGAAAAAGCAAGTCAGGAGCTTGAAAAGAACGGTTTTTTATCCGGAATGGTAAAAGAAATGGAGGAGAAATCGGAGGAAGAAAAGAAACTTCCGAAGACTCCGCAGGATCACAAGAAGAAGAGCTAACTTTTTCAGAAGTAGTCCATAAAAAACTACTTCCACTTTATTTGTCTATTGGCGTTTCTGAGGAAAAGTTTTGGGATTCCACACCGTATGATTTAGAACCATACATGGAAGCCTACAAATTAAAACAAAAAATGGCAGATTCGCAAGCATGGCAGTTCAACATGTACACGATGTGTGCAGTTCAGACTGCGGTTGCAAATGTGCTTATTGGTAAAAAGTCAAAAGCTGAATACCTTAAAGAACCATTTTCACAAACAGCCGAAAAGCAAAAGCAAGAGGATGAAGAGAATCTTTCTGAAACAGAAAAGAAACGGCAACGTGACAGGTTGCTCATGACATTGCAACTCATGCAAGCAAATTTTGAGCTGAATCATGGTAATAATGACGAGGGCAGGCAGGATTAAAAGTCTTGTCTGCCCTTTATTTTTTTGATTAAAAGGAGGTGCTTTAATGGCCGATAATACCATAGATACCCTCAATATACAAATAGACAGTAGCACAACTCAGGCGGTACGGTCTATTAATAACCTTGTAAAAAAATTAGATACATTAAACACTGCCCTTGGAAATCTTGACATAAGTCGGTTAAATAATTTTTCCAATTCTTTAAAAAGTTTAGGTAGCGTGAATTTTAAAGCAAATGGATTGAATGCGGCTATAAACGCTATCAATCGTCTTGGAAAATCCGATTTCAGTCAGTTTGATACAGAAAAATTAGGTAAAATTCTTACCGAGATGCAGAAACTTGATGCTATTCCAGATGTTTCTCCGAGCGTTAGCCGGTTCACAACCGCTATAGCTAAACTTGCCGGTACAGGACAGTATATCGGCAATGTATCAAAGGAACTTCCGAATCTTGCGACAGGTTTAAATAATGCGGCTACTAAATTAGGATCTATGAGCGAAGTATCAGCATCCACCAATGCTTTTATTACTTCTCTTGGAAAATTATCTAGTGCAGGAGATAAAACCGGAAAGACTGCAAGTCAATTATCAACTCTCGCACAAGAGGTTTTGAAGTTTTTTGACGTAATGAAAAGCGCGCCAGATATCAGTTCGAGCACAATAAGAATGACAGAAGCTCTTGCAGTATTAGCATCGTCTGGAAGTAAAGTAGGGCGTGCCACGAATAGCGTTTCGAATTCATTTAACACGATTTCTTCGTTAGGTTCAAAAGCAAGTACTGTAATCAATGGGCTGACAAATGCTTTTCAAAAATTTGCTTCAAAAGCTATTTCTTTAGGCGGGAAAGCTGTATCTGCAATCGCAGGTATTGGAAATGCATCTTCTGAAGCTAGTGAAAAAATAAGAAGATTGTCAAATCCTATGAGTTCAGTAACTGATAAGTTGAGTGCTCTTTACGCCAAAGGTTTCCTCGTAAAAAGAGCATTAGATGTTCTGACATCGCCAGTAGAATCCGCAATGAACTATGTAGAGACCCTGAACTATTTCAACTCTGCGTTCAATCAGGTGGCAGAAGGAATCAACACTGACGAATGGAAAAAAAGTGGCATAAAATCCGCTGAAGCATATGCAAATTCATTCCAGGAAAGGGCAAAACAGCTTTCACAGAAACTGACAGGATTCGAAATTTCAGATACTGGTGAACTGGCTAGAACCAATACCGCTAGTCTTGGACTTGACCCAGAAAAGACAATGCAGTATCAGGCAACATTTGCGCAGATGGCATCATCTATGGGAGATACATCAGAGACTGCATTAAAATTGTCTAATGCACTTACTATGATTGGTGCTGACCTTGCTTCTGTACGAAACATGGACTTCGAGGATGTATGGCAGGACATGGCATCTGGCTTGACTGGTATGAGCCGTGCAATGGACAAGTACGGCATCAATATCCGTAATGCTAATATGCAACAAGAATTATACAATCTGGGAATCGACACCAGCATATCAAAGTTATCTCAGGCAGATAAAACGATTTTGAGAACGATTATCTTGCTGAACAACTCTAAGTATGCATGGGCTGATTTATCAAACACGATCAATCAACCGGCAAATCAGATTCGTATGCTTCAATCTAACTTTGCATCCCTTGGTAGAACAATAGGTTCCTTATTCATTCCTATACTGCAAACAGTACTTCCATATATCAATGCAATAGTAATCGCAATACAAAGAATGTTCGCTTATATTGCAAAACTTCTTGGAATCAAACTGTCTAACTTTGTATCATCTACTGGCGGTATTTCTGTAGATACAAGTAACATTGCGGATGATATGGATAATGCTAGTGATTCTATTGATACTGCAAATAAGAATGCCAAAAAGCTCAAAAAAACATTGTCAGTTCTTTCATTTGATGAACTGAATCAGCTTAATGACAATTCTGATTCTGGTAGTACAAGTAATCCATCTTCTGGCTCTGGAAAAGGCGGTTTGGGGCATATCGGAGCACTTGATGCAGCTTTGGACGATGCTTTGTCTGCATATCAAAAAGCATGGGACGAAGCATTCAAGAAAATGTCCAACAGGGCAAATGAAATGGCAGATGCCATTGTAAATGCCTTTAAGAGAAAAGACTGGAAAGGCCTTGGAAAAATCATGGCTGATGGCATCAACTGGGGAATGCAAAAGCTTTATGATTTCATTAACTGGAATAACGTAGGCCCGTACATCACTAAATTCACCAGCGCATTCACCCAAACATTTAACAGTATGGTTGATAACATCAACTGGGATTTGATGGGACGTACTGTTGGTGCCGGTATGAATACTATTGTAAATACTGCAAACCAACTTCTGGAAGGAATCGACTGGAAGAACCTTGGTGCTAAATTTGCAAATGGTATTATGGGGCTTGTTCGTGAAGTTGACTGGGGCAATTTTGGTAATTTACTTGGAAATTCCTTTATGCGTGGTTGGGATATTTTCTCTGGATTCGTGAAAAATCTTCAATATGGAGAAATTGGAACAGCTGTTGCAGAAGGCTTGAATGGAATCTTCGAAAAGATTAGTTTTAGTGAAATCGCTCATACACTCGCAACTGGCTTGAATGGTGCTTTTGATACGCTTGCTTCTTTCACTGCGACCTTTGATTGGGATGAAATGGTTGATAATATCACAGGTGGTATTGTGACTTTCATGCAAGAATTTGACTGGAAAGAGAATGGACAGAAACTTGAAAATTTTATCAATCATCTCTTGACATCATTAATTGACATCGCAGAAGGTGTCGATTGGGAAGCGTTTGGCCACAATGTAGGCGTATTCCTCAGTGAAATTGACTGGGGAAAACATCTTGCACAGTTACTTACGGTTATCGGAGACGTTCTTGGTGGAATCTGGGAAGGACTTGGAACAACATCTGCTGGCACATTTGTTCAGGCAATGGCTGTTTTTGCTATTGGTAATAAGCTCATGCCATTAGTTGATACAATTACTAAGTTTTTTACAGGTGATACTGTATTTGGAAATCTTTCTAAAGCTGTACAAGGTATGCTGAGTCCCGCAATCACAGAAGCAGTCTCAACAACTATTCCGGCTCTTGGGACATCGTTAGGCTCACTTGTTGCAACTGGTGGTGGAATTGCTCTTGCAGTAGATGGTGCAGTATTACTTACCAAGAAATTAGCAGGACTTTTTGAGACCATGCAAGGTGGTAATGGAATGACTACACAGTATGGTGGTTATCTCCATGATTACGCAACACAGCTTACTAATGTAGCGAATCTTACTAATGAGCAGTCAGAAGCATTATGGCAGCTGATTGAAAAGGACGAAGAACTTGGAAAAACTCATGACGAAATGTATGCTGATATGGTTAGCAAACTTTCTGAGTATGGTGTTTCAGCAGAGCAAGCTAGAACAGCTCTTGAGCAGTATGGCGCACAGGCCGGTGTATCGGCTGAATTTGTTGAGGGCATGACTAATCAAATCTCCGCACTTGGAGATGGCGTGTCAGAAGCAGCTGGTAAATTCGATACATCAAAAATCAGTATTTCGGATTTGAAAGACGAGCTATACTTATTGAGTCTGAAATCTGACGATTTTGGTGGTTCATACAAAACAGCCATGGACGAACTTGATAATGCTAATAATGGTGGAACTATCACAAATACCAAAGATGCATTAGATACAGTCTACACTTCATTGAAGAATGCAGGAGTTCCACTTGATGAACTGAACAGCAAACTTGCAAAAGACTTCCCAAACGCAACAATAGCTACAAAGTCAGCAGCGGACAAGAATATCGTTGGTGCACAGCAGACTATATCAACATCAGTTGGACAGGCATCAAGAGACACTCAAACAGCCACAAATCAAATGGCAAAAAATGCCACAGATGATTTCTCGGAAATCCAGAAACAGGCTGATACTTACATGAAAGGCATGGAAACTACAACTACTAGCTCATGGGGAAATTCTTCCAGAGAAGCGACATTAAAGGCAAGGGAGATGAAAAATGCCGTAAGTACAGAACTTGGAAATATGGACAAATCTGTAACAAGCCATTTCCAAAGTCAGTACAACATTGCTTATAAGAAATGGGAGAATATCGGAAGAGATATCTCTTCTTATGTTTCTGGAAGTATGTCAAAGAGTATGGATAGCTCTTTAAATAGCTTTATGAGAACTATTCGCAGCGCATTCAGTGATATGTACAGCATTGGCCATAATGCGGCTCAATCATTAAGAAATGGAATGAAATCCGTGAGAATGCCTACGCTTTCGTATTATATTTCTCAGTGGAAAACACATAGCCTTGGGAACGGCGGTACCAGTTCAACCCCTGTCTATAGTCCGAACTGGTATGCAAAAGGTGGTTTGTTCAAAAATGCATCTGTCATTGGTGTAGGCGAAGCAGGACAGGAAGCCGTTCTTCCACTTGAAAATCAGAAAGCCATGAAATCCATTGCCGACAGTATCATGTCTGGATATGACGGCAACATGGGACTTACGAAAGATGAGATCATGGAAGCTGTTGAGCGTGGTGTAGTTACTGCTTTGATGAACAATGGTGGCTTTGGCGGTTCTTCGCCGGAGTACATCATGAACAGCATCAAAGTGAACGAGCGTGAACTGGCACGAATTGTCACAAAGGCTCAGAACAACACAGATTACCGCATGAATCCGTCCCCGGCATATTGATTTTACGGTATGGATGTGGTAATATAATAAATGCATAAACGTTAAGAAGAGAGCACACTAAAGATGAAACGAGGGAGAAACCTCACGATTCTTTGGTGTGCTCTTTTTTTGTTTGGTAAAACCAACAGGCTAGACCGATCATCGAAAAGCGTAAACCGTAATGCGCCTGCCTGTTGTTTTTATAAATTACGGATTCTGGCTATTCATGGCAAGCCACATTAAACCAATACGGAGGTTATTCATATGGATGAGCACATCAAAGGATTATCCCAAAACGAATTAGAAAGAAAAGTAGATTATATATTTTCACATAGATTTAACCATACTTTACATGCTTATATTGATATTGCAGGTGATTTGACGGCAGGTGTTTTGTTATCTCAAATCATGTATTGGTTTGATAAAGATTCAAAAAATGAGTGCATTAGAACAAAAATAAAAAAGAATGGTCATTTTTGGATTGCTAGACGTAGAGATGAATGGGCAAACGAAATAAGAGTTGCGCCTAAACAATATGATTCTGCGATGAAAAAATTAAAAGCAAAAAAATTAGTGATTGTTGAAAAGTTCAAAATTAACGGTGCTCCAACAACACATATCAGACCTAATGATGAAGTAATAAATGTTGCTATTAAAGAATGGAAAGAACAAATTGCTCTTGAAATTATCAAAGACAACGAAATGGAACAAAGTGACATGAATTCCTCAAATCAGAATTTACCAGAAGAGGAAAATCACGAAAAAGTAGTGTCAAATGATGATAAACACTGGTTTTCCCCAAAAGAGGAATTTCCAAATTACCAAAATAAGGAAAACCATGGAATTTCCCAAAATGGGAAAATGGAACTTCCCCAAAATGGAAACTCTTTAATTAATAAGAACTATAATAAAGATTTAGATGAGGTTTATAAAAAGAGAGTTAAAGATTCTGATACTACTAAAGTAGTACCAGTAGATTCTCCATGTCCGGGTAAACCGGAAACAAGGAGCAACCAGTCTCCACTCGGAATGGGAATAAGCGAAATCCTTTTGAGGAAAGGAATAAACCAATATTGGAATGATGTAGGATGCGAAGAGTATGAAGAATTGAAAACAAATGTCACTAATGTCATATTATATTTTTTGGAAAAATACAAGATCAAACTAGGCAAAAGCCATGTTCATTTGAAAGAAGAATATATAAAAACCGTAGTAAAGGGAATTGTTACAGTACCAGACGAGATGATTGAATTGATAGATGCTTATGGCTTTGAGTATATTTATAAATCATGCATTGACATGTATTTTGACACAAAGTTCAGAGAAGATACCAATTATCGTATTTTTCATTTCATAAAAGGTGATATTCGAAAAAATATCGCAATGAAACTTTCGGAGCAAATTGAGTTAATGAATGATAAGCAAACAGACATATGGGAGGAATAATGGATTTCAAACAAAAATACTTTGCCATATGGCAGGAAGTGTGGGGACTTCACAAGAAATACTGGTCAATTTCGGCTGACGATACAAATTCATGGAAAGAATTTATCTCCGAAGTCGATAGACTCAGAGAAAAGTATACAGGATCACCAGAAAAACAGTTTGTTGAAAAACTTGTTCTTGCTGTGATAAATGAAGTAGAAAACGTTTCAAAATCATCTAGCGATAATTTCCTTGGATAATACGTTAGGATTGATTCTGGCTTAAAATAATACAGTAATTAATTAGAAAGCGAGAAAGAAATGAGTAGACTTGGAAAAGAAATGCCGGCAGAGTATTCAGACAGATTTGATGAACTGAGGCAAAACCGGTGCGAAACAAGCTTTTACAAATACGGCACGGCAAAAGATAATTTTGGAGAACGTCTGGTAAATGCGATTGAATCACACGATATGTGCATTAAAAAATATAAAGAAACTGGTAACACGGAGTATCTTTGCGATGCTGCGAATTATCTGATGTTCGAATTTATGTATCCACAAATCGAAGGTGCTTATTTCAAAGCAACCGACAGTGGGGAAAGTGCCGGAGTGGTTGGAACACCAATTAATCAGTTAAAGGAGAAATGGTAGGATGAAAAAATCGGGCAATTCTTATGGGGAATACGGATTATGAGACATTTTGCAAAGAACAAATCCGTTTAATGCAAAGCAAAATATAACTTTTTCTTACTGAATCTCACCTTGTATATGTGATAGAATAAAGAATCATAAAGCGTCTATCAGAGCGATAGGCGCTATTTTCGTGTAATTAAGCATCTTCTTTCGGGAAGGTGCTTTTTCTTTTATGAGGTGTTATATGGCAGAAATATTTTTAAAAGTAAATGGTGTCTCGATGCCTTGCCCGTCTTCCTACACATGGGGATTACAGGACGTATCAGCGGCAAAATCAGGAAGATCTGATGACTCTGTCATGCATAAAAACAGGGTAGCGCAAAAAAGGAAATTAGCTTTGCAGTGGAACGGTAAAGATTGGGCTACTACAGCTAAGATTCTTCAAGCGTTCAATCCCGAGTACATCCAAATTACATATCCAGATATGATGTCTGGAAAATACGAAACCAGAACATTTTATGTTGGTGACAGGAGTGCGCCTGTTAAATGGTGGTGGCATGGAAACCAGAGAACAGAATCTATCAGTTTTGATGTGATTGAGAGGTAATGCATGAGAAAATTATCTAACAGATGGAAAGAAAAAGTTAAGAACGGAATGGACGTGCAGTACCTCAAGTATGCAGATATCACACTTACAGATGGAACTGTACTCAATCTGACCAGTGCCAATCTGTGGCAAAACGGAATGGAATTCGAAGATTCCGTGTCCGGGGATAGTAGCTTTGACATCGGTTCTGCAATTATTAATGTATTGAATCTTAGCATTAATAATTTTGACGGTGAGTACTCCGATTACGATTTTGAGGGAGCAGAAGTCATATGTTATGTTGGATTACAGATTGAAAATGAGGATACAAGTGAACTGTTAGATTCAGCTGGAGAACAAATACTGGATTCAACCGGTGATACAATCATAGTTCATAAAAATGCGGTTATTGAAAAAACACGTATTTGCACAGTGACAGTTATTGAACAGCCGGAAGACGAAACGGTGACCATAGACCTTACGTGTGAAGATAATATGCGGAAGTTTGACCGGAACTATTCAGACAGCAAATTGAAATATCCGGCAACCAGAGGGCAGATTGTACGAGATGCCTGCGAGGTATGTGGGGTTACTTTGCAAACAACATCATTTGACAGAGATGATTATATCGTGCAGAATCGTCCAAATGACGAAGCTTTAACATTTCGCCAGGTTCTACAGTGGGTTGCACAGATTGGCTGTCAGTGGATGAGATGCGATGAATATGGCAGATTGTGCATCAATTGGTACGGTTCTGTCAATGAAGAAGAACTTACAGTTGATGAACTTGGAGTATTAAAAACACAGGACGGAAGCAACGTTAATCTTAACTTCTCGAACTCAGATGGTGCGTTGTCGGCTGACAATGGTACGCTTCTTGAAAATGATGGGATTCTGAGGCTTTTTGCAACTGACGAAAAAGGTAACATTTCTGAAATAGAAACCACCTATGGTTTTACTCCGCATCATACAGATGTAGTAATCACAGGCGTGAAAGTAACTGAATACAGCGAATCCTCTTCTGATAATCCGCAAACTTACATGGTTGGTACAGAGGGATATGTACTTGGAATTTCTGGTAATAAATTAATTCGTGTTGGCGATGGCCAGACGATTGCTTCAATGATTGCCGAGAAATGCGTTGGCATGAGATTTAGACCATTTGAATCCGAGTGCCCTACAGATGTGGCTCTGGAAGCCGGAGATTCACTGATTATTGTGGATAGAAATGGAAAAATATACACATCGCTACTTACCACAACTACATTGAAACCGGGATCCGGTCAGAAGATAGCTTGTAATGCCAAAAGCGCTGCTAAAAATAGCAGCACCCGATATTCCCAGGCAACGCAGGCATTTGTTGCTGCAAGAAATATGGTTAAGCAGGAAAAAACCGCCCGTGAAAAAGCACTTGAAGAATTCGGAAAGCGAATAGATTCTGCGACCGGTGTATATACCACCGTTGAGACACAGGAGGATGGAAGCCAGATTTTCTATCTGCATGACAAACCTACACTTGCTGAATCCAAAGCGGTATGGAAAATGACTTCTGAGGCATGGGGAGTTTCTACAGATGGTGGACAGACTTGGAATGGTGGTATGACAGTAGATGGTGATACGATTGTAAGAATCCTCACAGCCGTAGGATTAAATGCTGACTGGATTAACACAGGTGCGATTACTGTAAGGGATGAGAGTGGAAATATCATCTTTCAAGTTGATATGGACACCAAAAAAGTAATCATCAGTGGTGATAATGTTGTAATTGGTGGTAGTTCTTTGCCGGATAAACTGGCAAAAATGGACAACAATATTGCATCTGCCAAGAATATGACATTCCAGCTGTCGAACGATATGCAGACGATCACATCTGACGCAGACGGAAACATTCCGGTATTTCCAACAGTGACAACTACAGCGAAAGTTATGTACGGCTCGTCAGATATCACAAATGATTGTAGCTATACCATTACAAAATCAGACAGTGTAACCGGCTCTTGGGATGTAGATACGCATACTTACACTGTCACAGGCTTGAGCGCAGACAATGGATGGGTGGATATTAAGGCAACATACCTGATTAATCTTTCTATAACGAAGAGATTTACGATTTCCAAGCAGAAATCAGGGAAAAACGGAAAACAGCTTTATACATGGAGAAAATACGCATCCATGCCGGATGGCTCTGATATGAGTGATAGCCCAGATTATGTAAAACTTCTGGACAGCGCCGAAAGTCCCATACTGGACAGTACCGGGGATGAAATCTATACAGTCACAGAAGCAATCTATGTTGGAATTGCGGACAATAAAACTACAGAAACACCGTCTGATAATCCAAAAGATTACATTTGGAGCCGTTTTCGCGGCGAAGACGGAGCGGATGGAATTGGCATTCCGGGAGAGAACGGAGAAACTTCTTACATCCATACCGCTTATGCAAATAGTATTGACGGAACTGTGGATTTTTCCACAACTGATACAGATAGAATTTACATTGGTCATTATTCCGATTTCGAAAAGACGGACAGTGCAGACCCAGCGAAATATACATGGGCGAGAATGCGTGGAGAAGACGGGCCTCCAGGAAGAACGTATTACCTTAGAGCAAACACGGAAATATTGTTGATGGGGCAAGATAAAAAAGTCAGTCCAGAAAAACTTACCGTTAACGTATATTATCGTGATGGTCAAGGAGAAGAGAAAGCCTATGCAGGATGGTGGAAAGCAGAAAGAAGTTCTGATTCTGGAAAAACTTGGACGACTATAACACTTAACCAAACAGAAGCTACAGGCGCTTGTACAATAACTTCTTCACTTCAAATTATTGGTTCACGCGGAATGATTAGAGTGACTTGCTATCTTGATCAAGCTAAAACGAGCATTGCGGATATGCAGACGTATTCGGTTGCTCTTGATGTTGCATCGCTTACACAGACTGAGATAGTAGAGATTCTTTCGGATAATGGAAAGTGGAAAGGATTGTACTACAAGAATGGTCAACTGTATATCAGCTTCAGTGCGGCACTTGGCGGTGAATTGACATTGGGCGGTGTAAATAATGGCAATGGAAAATTATCTATTCGAGATGAAACTGGAAGTAAAATCGGTTATATTGACCACACGGGAGTTAATTTTAAAAAAGGCACTTTTTCCGGTAGCTTGGAATCTGCTGATGGAACGTTTACAGGAACGTTATCGGCTAATGATGGGAATATTGGTGGATGGACTATAAATAAAGAACAAGGCACTATATGCTCAAAAGATAATACCATTGTTCTGAATGCAATAGAAAACAAGATATCAGTAAATGGGGTTGATTTGTATGCTTATGGAAATGGTCTTGTTTCCGATGGGGGCTTTAACATAATTTGCGGAACAGAACCTTTTTCCGATGGAACGGATAAATTTCAGATTTTCAATTTAGACACACTTTCGTCTGGAAATTATTTAAGGATTCATGACAATCTAGTATACATGAGTTCATCTTCTTCCAAACGCTACAAAATCCTCGGAGCTTCCTTGCCAGAAGAATTTATTGAGAATCTGTACAACATCGAACCAATAATGGCACGGTATAAAGAAGGCTACCTCGCAAAAGGAGATGAACGCGTAGGCGTAGAATTCCCAATGTTCATAGCAGAAGATGTGGACAAGTATTTTCCTTTGGCAGTTGACCATAACACAGACGGACTTCCCGAGAACTGGAACGAACGTATCATGATACCCGCAATGTTCGCAATGATAAAAAGCCAGAAAGGACAGCTTGACCGACAAGAAAAACTTATAAATCAGCTCTATAAAAAGCTCAATATAGAAAAGGAGAATTAATATGGCAAAATTTAATGAATACACAGTAAAGGCAACTCCAGAAGATGCAGATACCTTAATGCTCTATGATGCTGCATCAAAAACAAACAAACTTTCACCATTCAGCGGAATATGGAACTGGATGGTCAATAAATTGACAAATGCAGTAATCAATAACTTGCAGACTTCAAACAAGACTGTAGTGGGGGCTCTTAATGAATTAAATAGTAATCTATATGTCGACGTAACCAACAAAAAATCATTTTCTATAACTATCAAATTAGAAAAGAGCATTTTTAACCATGTCATCATATATGGCGCAACTGAGTCTTCTGCATTTATGTATTTAGTATTTATTGATACTCTATCCAATGGTCGAAGAATTGTATTTAATAAAATATTTGAAAATAACAGTGATAGGACTTTTACCGGTAATTACGACGATACCACCGATACTTTAACAATTACATCAAGTACAATTTTGTACGGTGGCCTAAAAGCTTTGACTATAAAATAGTAAGGCTCTAAGAGCCATAAACAATGAGGTTAATGATTGGAATAGTATATCACAACAAGGTATATATTCCGGAAACGGTAACGCTGTAAATTCTCCAATTACTGGTGCTGCTGTTTGGATTGATGCCATTGTAATGGCTTCCAATGGAAATATAAGCTATTTAAATTTACTTGCCGTTTCGACAACAGGGGTATTGCTTTGTCGTAGAATGTCTAAAGGTGCTTGGGAAAACTGGAACATTATAAATAGTAACCCAAAGGCTTAGTTTGGCACGACAGTGCTACATCTAGTGTAGTTTTAAGACCAGCTGTTTCATGGATTGCAGTAGCGTAGATTTTTGCAATTCCCATTTAATTCATTAAAATTACTCTTGAAAGAGGTATGAATGTTACGGACCTGCAAAAGATGCTGGGGCATGAGAAGCTTGATACAACTATGATTTATGCGAAGGTATCGCAAGAATCATTGAGATATAGTCACCACAGATACGTGGTGTGAAAGGAGAAAATATGGAAATTAAAGGAATTGACGTATCATCGTGGCAAGGGAAGATCGATTGGAATAAGGTTGCAAATTACGGAATGGATTTTGCAATCTTGAGAATTACAGAAGCCGGAAATGTTATTGATGGACAGTTCGAGAACAACTTTGCCGGATGCAATAAATATAAAATTCCAGTAGGAGTATACAAGTATTCCTATGCTTCGACAGTATCCGAAGCCCGGAGTGAAGCCAGAAAGGTTGTTTCCGTACTGAACGGAAGAAAGATTCAGTTTCCAGTATTCCTCGACTTAGAGAATCATAGGCAGAGAGTACTTGGAGCTGAAAGTATTCATAATCTGGCAGAAGCATTCAGAGAGATTATTGTTGCTGCTGGTTATAAATTTGCAATCTATTGCAATCTTGACTGGTACATGAATGTGATTTGCAGTCACCTCAAAAAGCATGATTTCTGGATTGCCAGATATCCGGCAAATGATAACGGGACAGTAGTTGAGAGATTACGTCCAAGTTGGGGTGTTGGCTGGCAGTACAGCTCAAAAGCAACGATTCCAGGAATTAATACCAAAGTTGATAGAAATATATTTTATAAAGATTATACAGAAGCAAAGGAGAGTGGAACAATGGCAAAGACAAAAGAACAGATTATCCAGAATGTGAAAAACGATGCAGTAAGCTTTGCGGTAAATATTGCCAATGATAACAGTCATGGATACAGTCAGAGAATTAGGAGTTTATACGAAATTAACATTCCGAAATCTTTTGACTGTAGCTCATTGGCACTTACTGCTTATTACTATGCGTTCCTCAAAAATGGGCTTACCAAACAGGCGCGTTATCTCAAAGAGAATTGCTCTTATACTGGCAATATGCTCAAGATGCTGAATGCCGGATTTGAGGTTGTCGCTAGGAATCAGACCGCACACAAACAGATGATAAAAGGCGACCTGGAACTGGCGGACAATAATCCGAATGGATCCAATAGTCATGTAGCAATGGCGATTGGTAAGAACGACATTGTTCATGCCAGAAGTTCGGAGGGCACAAAAGATACGAAAGATAATTCTGGAAATGAGATCCGTACACAGCCCTGGTACCTGTACAGTCACGGATGGACGCATCGTCTTAGATTTACTGGAAAAGGAATTGATTTTAGTGGACTTACCAATACTACTGGAAGTAAGCCTACCGCAAAACCATCAACTAGCACAAAACCATCAACGACCACATCGAAAGGAGCCGGTTATATGTTTGAGCCAAAATTAGTAAAACTTGGAAGCGAAGGAACTTCTGTCCTGTTGCTTCAAGAGATTTTGATCGCAAGAGGATTTAAAGGAAAAAACGGGAAAGCACTGAGCTTATCCAGAAAAGCAGATGCAAATACCATTTATGCATTAAAACAGTATCAGAAATCCAGAAACGGGGTTCTGAGCGTTGACGGGGAATGCGGAAAGAACACCTGGAAAGATTTGATTGCCATCTAATAATTGGCTAATGGCATTGCCACCTTTTTGTCGCTGATAGGAACAAAAGACAAAACCGACTGGTACTACATCCGCATTGCCGGAAAGTATTTCGGATTTGTTTCCACGAAATATATTTGCAAAGTGTGATAAATGTGATATAATAAATATACCATAATTCAACTCCTCCCCAGAGTTTGGATATGAACTCAAAAAAGAGATGATCTGTTTCTATTCCTTGACAGATCATCTCTTTTATTTTATTTAATAATATATTCCCAATATTGATTTTTAATATCCGCATATCCGTTCTTACGAATCAGTACTTTATCACCAGAAAACATCGTAAAATCAGAATCCAGCTTTTGCACATAATCCATGTTTACAACAAATGACTTATGGCAACGCAAAAACCGTTTATCAAGGTAAGGCTCAACCGACTTTAAAGTTGCATACATACTGTGCATAATCCCGTTCGTGCAATGAACAAAAACTTGCTTATCCCGTGCTTCGAGGTACTCGATTTTGTTCAATGGAATCCTTATAATGCAATCTCTGTGTCTGATTGTGAGCATCTTGTGTTTCATATCACTCAAGGTATTGTCAATCATAGAAAACATTCTTCCGTGTTCATTTCCCTTGATGATATAATGCGTAAATTCAACATCCAACGCATCAAAAACAAAATCCTTGTGAGCTGTCCAGAAAGCAATTTTGCCCTTATATCCACACTCTCGGAGTTCTTTGGCAATATCCACGCCATTTTCGTTTTTAAGTATTACATCCAAGACAATCATATCAAACCATTTTCCGTCCTTAACATCATCTATCAAGGGTTCCCCACTGAAATAACCGTCTATCGTATAATTCCGGTCACCGTTTTGCTTCAAAAACGGTTCAATCCGATGCTTAAAATACTCAACCTGTAGTTCACAATCGTCACAAATAGCAATTTTCATAGTAATCACCTTCCGTTTATCGCCTACGCTTCAACTTTCATCAGATTATCCTCATCTAATCAATTAATTATGGTAATATAGTAGCACTGAAACGGAAATGTGTAAATAGTTCAGCGAAATTTCGAAAAAATTCGACATATTAATTCGTTGGTACAGCCTGCCAGATTGCTCTGGGGAGGAACGTGATCGTGAATGCAGGTTTTACCATAAAAAGAGCCGAGGATTTTACTCCCCGGCTCTTTGCTTACTGCAATTTAATTAATACTTTTTCATCAGTCCAGACGTTGGCAGTATACTCCAATTCTACAGACTGAGAATCAATTGGTATACTGTAATATGTAGAAAAAGAAACACTTCTTCCAGAGGAAAGATTAGTATTTATGAAACCTCTGTTATCCAAACCATATGTTTGTTCACAAGTTTGATTATCAGCATAGCACTTAAAGTCATAGATACTTGCGTACTTGTCTGTGTTTCCAACATTATTGTATGTAAAAGATACCTTTGCATATTTCATTCCATCGGCAGGCGTATAAAGCCCGTATTCGTCTTCGTAATCCTGAAAATCAGTGTCCGCATCATCTACAGTGATTTGCAACCCGTTAACTTCAAATGTAGATCCGACAGTTACATAATCAGGTGCAGATTCTTCAACTGGCTCAGGAGTAGGCATATCAGAAGAATTATTGATTTCTTCTGATACTTCATTTGCAATATCCTGTATTTCTTGCTCGTATGTATTTTGTTCCGTCGGAGAAGGAGTGCTTGCACTGTCTGAATTAAGTCCTCCACTGCCCAAAACAAATACTGCCAATACGGGGAAAATGATTGACAATGCAATTCTTGTACCTTTTTTGAAATGATTGTATTTCCACATAACGAATAAACCGATAGGCCAGAATATCAAAATCATAAATACTGTAAATCCGGTAGATGCAAACACAGAATCCTTCTTTTGTTCTTCTTGAAACTGCTGATACGAGAATGAGCTAGACTGATTGCTAGCATTGTTTTGAACTTTTTGGATATTTACATTGGTTTCGCCAGATTTGAATTTGTCAGCATGGTTTTTAGCATATTCATTCACAAGATACCAATCGGAAACAAAATCTTTTTTAAAGTACTTGTCTGCTATGTTTACTAAAAAATCTTTAGTTATTTCATATTTTTCAGAGTTAGCATTTACACATATTTTAAAGGAATCCTTGTAGTTTGGGGTAGAAAATGCGATTTTAAGTTGGTTGCGGCCAAAATCATCTGGCTCTTCTTTTGAATAATTCAAAACAAAATCATCAACAGGAGATTCCATAATTTGATTGTGCTTATAGAAAACTTTGATTGTTTCTGATGTTGCTTGAATATACATAGAATCGTTTATCTCTACAGTATATTCTTTTGGTTTTTCTTTTTCGGGCTGCCCTTTGATTAATGGAAAACCACAGTTTGGACAACTGGTAGCCTTGTCACTTATTTCTTTTCCACATTCAGGACATTTAATTATAGCCATATCTTTTCCTCCTTAGTAAAATTTGCATATATTATACCGCAAGATTCAACAATATCATAGTCAAAACCGAAATATTTTTCATATTTTTATCCATTCAAAATGCAGTTTTATCGTTTTGCCCGATTAATTTGCACAAAAAGTGGTATAACTAAGTACATAAAATATAGACTAAAGAGGTATATATTATGAGGAAGATTGAGAGATTGCTGATCGCAGTAGGAGTAATCTTCTTTGCAAGCTACATCATTCACTTGCCGATGTGCAATCAAGATTATTTACGTAAAAGCTTCATCCGCTTGGCAGATGATATGTGCAAGCATTCAACTTTAAGCCAGAGCATAAAAGAGATTCTAAGAACGAACGATATTGTAGAAATCACAGAAAATCCGGTAAAAACGAACTTTATATTTGTGAAAGTAAAGGTCATATTTGAAATCACAAATATTCCGGTCTATCTCTGGCAGTTTGCAAGGGCGAATATTAATCCATGTGTCCTGTTACATTGGACTTACGGAAAATATGATAAAAATAAATGTTCGAATGCATATTTCTCACAGTCCAGACATATACTGTAGTAAAGTTTCGATCGGGAGGGTTATTTATGGATTATAAGAAAGAGATTATAAAAATGATAGATGAAATTGAAAGTCAAAAGATTTTGCGTTATATTTATATTATCGTAGCTGATATTTACAACGATTTACGGAGGTAGGACATATGAACAAAGATTTATTATATTCCGAAGAAGAGCAAAAGAAAATAATCGCAAAAATGGAAGACCCATCAAATAAAACGGGTCTTCCACCGGCATCGCTTATATACGCATTAATCGACATGGTTGGAGTTCAGACAAATATGATTCAATCATTACAGGAATCTATTCAGCGGTTGGAGACAAAAATCCAATAGGTCTTTTTGGACGATCATTTTCTTTCGGAACTGACATAAGTAAAAAGTTCAGCTGACTAATGTGCTGAATAAGCGTTGACATCTTTCCGTTAACATATCCTTTAAAAATCATAAGTACGGACTTCTCGTATCCTATTTCAGTGACGTGCATAGTAACTGATTGGCCGAAATTGGTAAGCAGAAGTCCTACTTCATGTTCAGAATCAAGTTTTGATTCAAATTCTTTGATATATTTGCAAAGAATCTCGAACTGTGTGTCTGAATACGAATATGTTAAAGGGATTGGCTCAATATCATTAATTTGTTTCATAGCAGTTTCGTAAATGGTTTTAGTATCTAACATAACGCACCTCACTCACTTAAAAGATTAATCAATTCAACAATATGTTTCTTTTTGGCATCGGACAGTCCGAAGTATTTCTTTAATGCATCAGACAGTTCGGTGTCTTTTCTTATCTGTGCAATCAAATGTGCAGATTCATCGGAAAAATCTTCTTCCGGTTCTTTTCCTGTCATTAGATAATCTACAGATACACGGAAGAAATCTGCAATTTTTTGAAGTTTATCTTGCTTTGGCACACTTCTTCCCTTTTTCCAATCAGAAAAGGTAGATGCTGGTATACCAGTTGCTTTGGATACATCTATTGCTTTTTTATTATTTTCAATTAACAAATTCACGAAAATCTCATACATAATATTCCTTTCCGAAAAATTAGGAATTCCGAAATTTGCCTATTGACATTTTAGGATAACCGAAATATAATGTAATTGTGATTAAGGAAATCCGAAAAAAGGCAAAAAAATCCCTATCGCTTTTCATAATATCTTTGTGGTTATTGATATTATATCGGATTTCCTAAATAAAAGCAACATATTTATGAATTTCGAAATGAAATTTTAGCTTCATTTAGGAAAGGAGGATTCTCATTGTACGAAAAATTCGAGCAACTCATTACAAAAAAAGGAATAACTACATATAGAGTTGCAAAAGACACCGGAATCGCACCGACTGTTTTTTCCGATTGGAAAACTGGCAAGAGTAAACCGAAAGTCGATAAGCTAATGATTCTTGCAAAGTACTTCGATGTATCTGTTGAATATTTTTTGAAAGAATAATTATTTTGAAAGGAGATACATGAACGAATTAATACCAATTAATTACGATGGCGAACAGCCTACAGTATCAGCCAGAGAGTTACATAAATCTCTTGAAATCAGTAAACGATTTTCGGCATGGTTCGAAACAAACTCTCAGGGATTCATTGAGAACGAAGATTTTACAAGTGTACTTTCAGGTACGGTTGTAAATAACGGAGCACACAGAGAAATACAGGACTATTCCTTATCAGTAGACATGGCAAAACACATTTGCCTTATGAGCAGAACTGAAAAAGGAAAAGAATGCAGGCAATATCTCATTGATCTTGAAAAAGCATGGAACACACCAGAACAGGTTTTTGCCAGAGCATTAAAGATGGCAGATCAGACGATTGCGAAGCTGAAAGACACAAATAAGTTTCTTGCGGAGAAAATCGAAGCTGATAGACCGAAAACAATCTTTGCAGATGCGGTATCCGCAAGTCATACATCAATTCTTATCGGTGACTTGGCAAAACTTATCTGTCAGAACGGATACCAGATAGGACAGAAACGATTATTCCAGTGGATGAGAGACAATGGCTATTTGATGGTTTCTGGAAGTTCACGAAATATGCCAAAACAGAAATACGTTGAGCAGGGATTGTTTGAAATCAAAGAATCTAACGTTCAGAATCCAGATGGTTCAGTGAGAATCACACGCACGACAAAAGTTAGTGGAAAGGGACAGTTGTATTTCGTGAATAAGTTTCTGGGACAGGAAACTGAAAAAGCAGACGGTGATTGAGAAAGGAGTCATAAATGTGCTGAAACAGTTTTTAAAAAGATTATTCGCGCCGCAGATTGTAAGAATTCCGGATAACACGCGGGTGATGTGCTTTGCGAGAAATGGAAAGAAATATGTGAAAGTGTTCAACACTCAAAGCGGTGCAAACATCTGTTTCCAAGTGAAATCCATCGATTATGCAAACAGCGATTTAAAAGATGAATACCACCCGGAAACAATGTTCAATGAAATCGAAAGTGATCAAAGCGTTACGATTTTGAACCAATAGGTATAATCGTTACATTTCGAACACTTAGGGATGGTTTTACCGGACTTTACAGTTCTCTTAGAACCACAGTTATTACATACAAACACTGAGGTTTCAGAAACTTTTTCACCGGACTGATGAAAACCATCTATATGTGGTAATAATAGCAAACTTTTATCTCCTTTCGATTTACTAGGCATGGCAGTGCCTGTACTTACATTATAAAGAGATAAGAAGCCAAACTCAACAGAAAGGAAGCAATATGACGGAAGAAACAAATGCATTACTCAAACAGATTTTGGAAGAACTTAAAGCCATTCGAAAAGAGATTGTACCTACAAGAACAAAAAAAGTAACGCACACGGTAAATATTGACGGGAAGACAATTACCGAATGCGTTACAGATGGAATTCAAAACGCTTTATACGGGAAACGAGCGTTTAATCCGACAGATTCTGAATAGCAAAATCATATGCACGTTTTAAATATTGAATTTCGTCATTTGACATAGAAGTATTTCCGGCCAATGGAGCTTCTCTTCTGTCAAAAATGTATTCATTTAATTTGGACTTTGCATAAGTAATTGCTAAATCATGAACTATTTGTTCTTTATCCATAATACACACCTCCTTCCCATAGGAGATTATACCACAGAAAGGAAGCCAGCATGAAAAAAGAAGAAACAAATGAGTTTATAAATATGACATTAGAGGAGAAAAAAGACAAAATTATTGAAATAATTCGCGAGATTCCAGAAGATTCTCCGATTCACAAGGAACTGTACGAAACACTGAAAAGAGAAATGGAGGAAAAATAGAATGATCAAATGTGAAGGCGGGAAAGTTGAATTAGAAGAAGATGCAAATAAGTTGCTTTCTGAATTAACCGCGATATGCAGGGGACTAAGAGTTTTCCTTGTGAAAGAAGGATATTCCAAGGAAAAAGCCGATGAACTTGTTTCTGAATCAGCTCAGATGGGGTTGTGGACAGACGAAAAAATACAAGAAGAACTTGACAGATTAAGGACAGAAACGCTTAGAACGTTTGCGGAATTAATATTGGGGAGAAAGATTTTTGAAGGAGGAAAAGAGAATGATTAAAAGTAAAGATGGAGCAGTTGAGGTAAAGGGAAGTACAACAGTTTTAATGACTGATTTGTCAATGATTATTAAATCGTTGAGAGAGACTTTTGAGGAAGAAGATATTCCAAAGGAAACAGGAGATAAACTTATCAGAAAGGCTGTAGACGTTGGGTTCTGGACGGAAGATAAGCTTGACAAGGAACTTTCCAATATGCGAGCGGAAGTACTTGGAAAACTTATGGGATTAGCATTGTCGTCAATCTGGGGAGGGGCAAAGGATGAATAAAAACACTTACGAAGCAGAAACTCTCGAAGAAGAATTTGCTTTACTAGCCGGCAGGCTTACAGCTTTGGAAGCGGTTTTAAATGCTAATGATAGCACATTCATTGATAAAAAGTATGTAGCTGCGATCATGGGGATTAAATATTTCGAAGGGGATTCCGATAAGAAAGAAGAGTGAAACGCCCCGGAGGTGACGCAACACCTACCGGAGCACGTATCTAACTTAATTAGGGTAAGTTAAATACAGGATAAGTATAGCACACCTTCCTGTATTTGAAAAGAAAATTTATACCAGGAGGGCATTTTTTATGTCTAAAATCACAAAACACACCGAAAACGTAACTAAAAGCCAGAGTCTTGCAAGCGAAATCATCGCAGATCAGGTGGCAAAAACAAAACGTCTGGAAGTCGCAGTTGTAGCACTATCAGTAGCTTTACTTGCAGCAGCAGCAACTAAAAGAAAGAAGTGAGGGATATGAGGAAAAGAATGTATTTTATCGGAGTGATGGCACAGGTGGGAACATTTTCCACGATTGCATTATTGCTCTGGTGGATGACGAAAATGGATGTACTTGAGTTGCTCTGCATAAGTGCAATGGCATCTTCAATGGTATCCCTTCCTATTTTAATGCAGATAGAAAGGTGGGTAAACGGAATTGAATAAGCTTTTGGAAAACAATCAGACAACACTGGTTGGAGAAATTAAAACAGAATTTGAATTTAGCCATGAAGTATATGGTGAAAAATTTTACCGATTCGAACTTAGCGTAGAACGATTTAGTGGAACGAAAGATGTTCTTCCGGTTGTAGTTTCTGAGAGACTCATTGATGTGAAACAGAACTATACAGGAGAAATGATGGAAATTCAAGGGCAGTTCAGATCGTTCAATAAGCACGAAGAAAATCACAGTAGATTGCTTCTTTTTGTGTTCGCAAGAGAAGCAAAATTCATGGACAAAGACGCACTTCCAGTTAATCAGATTCTTCTGGATGGTTTTACTTGCAAGAAACCAGTATACAGAACAACACCTAATGGAAGAGAGATTGCAGATGTACTTCTGGCGGTAAATAGATCATACGGCATATCTGATTACATACCATGCATCTGCTGGGGCAGAAATGCAAGATACATGGGAACCTGCGGAACTGGCACACATATTATTTTACAGGGAAGAATCCAGAGCAGAGAGTACAACAAAAAAGTCGGAAATCAGGTCGAGAAGAAAACAGCCTATGAAGTGTCGGCTTATTGGGTGGAGGATAAAACAGTATGAAAACAGTAGAATTGAAACAGCTTAACATTGAAAACTACAAGAAGTTTGAGTCTGCGGAGTATCAGTTTGCACCACGAACGATGGTGTCCGGTAGGAACCGTCAGGGTAAAACAACGTTGATGGACGCATATTTTGATACACTGACCGGAAAGCTTGCAGACGGTACATCTCCGAATAATGTCAGAAGAAAAGAAGACGGAGAAGAAGTTGAGGGTGTCGTATCAAGAGAACTCACACTTCTGATTGATGGAGAGGAAACCGTGATCCGTAAGGAAACGAAGAAAGGTAAATCTTCCAGTACCACAAAATATCAGGTTGATGGGTTTGATTACAACCAGACGAAGTATAAGGAATTTTTAAAAGGAATATCAGACTCAGAAACCATTATGATGTGTAGTAATGCCAGAGTATTCCTTAATGAACTTCGAAAATCAACAGCAAGTGCCAGAGTAATGCTTGAAAAGATGGCAGGGTTCAATGCGGATAAAGTATTACAGGACAATCCAGAAGTCTCGGAAATCATCAAGAATCATTCTGTCGAGGAAGTTGTGAAAAAACTCAATAGAGACAAAAAAGACTTCCAGAAGAAAATTGATGCCAAAAAGGTTGAAATTGATACCGTAAAGAAACAGGGAACACCAGATTTTACCATTCTTGAAGAAAAGAAGAATGCCGTGCTGGATAAACTGAATGGTCTTCTTGAAAAAGAAAAGCTGCTAAATGAAACCAATAAAGCATATGACGAGCTCTGCTACGAGATTACAGGTCTCAAGAAATCCAGAGATGCGATCATTTCAAATGCAGCAGAAGCATTACAGGAAGAAAAGAGAAAAATCGTTTCCTTATTAAGTGACAGGCGATTCAAGCAGAAACATGAAGAAGAAAATCTCCGAATTCTGGGAAATTTCCTTGCGACCGCTGAGAAACCAGAACGAATTCAGCAGAGAATTACGGTTTTGCAGGAGAAATATAAACAGACGTATGCGTCCACATTTGATGAAACAGCTTTAAATGCAATACAGAATGAAAAATTTGATCCTGAATCAGCTATTTGCCCGACCTGCGGACAGGCACTTCCGGAGGAACAGGTTGAACGTCTTAAAACTGAATTTGAACAGAAGAAACAGGAAAGAATCCATGCAGAGTTTGCGAAAAAAGAGCAGTTTAAAGCAGACAAACAGCAGAAACTTAAAGACATTACAGAAGAAGGCAATTCCGAAGTAGCCAGAAGAAAAGAAGTTGAGGAAAAGCGCAAAGACATCGAATCGCAGATTGAGCAGACAAAGAAAAATATTTCTACTCTAGCATCTGAGATTGCACAGAAAAATCATGAATTAGAGAAGCTTCCGTCAGAGCCAGATATGTCTGGAAACGAAGAGTATCAGGCAGTTGTAGCAGAAATCCAGAAGAAACAGGAACAGCTTGACGGACTGACTAATAATTCTGAGGAAAATGCAGCAGTTCAGGCAGAAAGAATGTCTGCTGAAAAGGAACTTACAGGAATCGAAATAAAAATTGAGATGGCAAAACAGGCAGTTCAGAAACAGACAGAAACACTTGAACAGCTGAACACAGAACAGAAAGAGTTAGGTCAGGAAGATTCCGATATTCAGCAGAAACTTGACATGTTGAAAGAATTTTCCATCAAAAAAAATCAGGCACTGGCAGAAGCTATCAATCCACTTTTCAAGCATTTTCAGTTTCAGTTTTTGGACTATACGCAGGACGGTGAGCCGGTGGAAGTTTGCAAGATGATTTGTGACGGAATCGGATATTTTGATGGATTGAATCACTCTGATCAGATTCTATGCAATATTGACCTCGTGACTGGATTGCAGGAGCTGAACGGACTGAATCTTCCAATTTGGGTTGATGATGTTGAAAGTGTGAATGCTGACAGAATACCAGATACAGGCAGGCAGATGATTCTCCTTAAAGTTTCTGACAATGAATTAAAAGTGGAGGGGATTTGATATGGCAACAACTACATACAACATCCCAGAAGCAATAAAAGCACAGGATTGGTATTGTAAAACAAAGATATTGCCACGTTTTGCACCGGGCAATGGTATCTGTTGGTCTTGCCACCAGAATATCTATTCCGAGAAAGGACGGACACGTACCGGATATGACACACAGGGCATCTCAGTAGAAAGTGCAGCAGGGCAGTTGATTACGAGTTGCCCGTTCTGTAATAGAAGTTATTGCGATTAAAACGCAATAGGATTAGCATAGTTAGCTTTGCAACGGCAAAGCGAAGCAATGAGAAGCGAAGCAAGGGATATGCATAGAACAGATATGAAATGCCACGGAATAGACAGGCACTGAACTGCAGCGTGAAGAAATGAAATGCAATGGAAACGTTGAGAATAGAATAGCCGAGTAAAGCAAAGGCATAGCTAAGCACTGATTTGAGATGCAACGGCACGGCTCTGAGAGGCAAAGAACAGCAACGGAAACGCACGGCTGTGACAAGCAAAGCATTAAGCAAAATATAAAAATCGGAGGAATACGAGATGAAAGAATTAAAAGTCAGATTAACATTTTTAGAGGAAGTTCTGGGAACCGCAAATGCAGAAAAAGATATTCACGAGAAATTCATTGCATCAAAAGCACCAGATGCACCTTCCAGAGAACAGGAAGTTGAAGCTTTAGGAATTGAAGAAGTTGTCGAAAAAGGTCGAACAGTATTTCCGAAAGATGATAACGGCAATCCGTTCCTTTGGGACTACCAGATCAGAGGATTCTTTAAGTCAGCTGCACAGGCCAGTTCCTATATCGGTGGAGCAAAGAAACTTGCAGCTTATAAGAAAAAAATTGACTTACTGGTATTTGTAAACGAACGCAAAATTCCGTTTGTTCTTCCAGAAGGTACAGAACTTTCTGATTGTCAGAGACCACTGAGAGCGCAGACAGCACAGGGCGAAAGAATCTCTTTGGCAGACAGTGAAACAGTACCAGCAGGGTCAACAGTAGAATTCACAATCAAAGTACTTGATGATTCACTCATGAAATATGTAATTGACTGGCTTGATTATGGAGCGTTCAACGGCATTGGTCAGTGGCGAAACTCAGGCAAAGGCCGTTTCAAATGGACTGAAATCACAAAATAAGCTACGGCATGGCTGAATGTAGTTATGATAGGCAAAGCAAAGGCGCAGAATTGCTGGGTAATGATTTGCTTCGGCGAAGCGTAGCAAAGTAATGTATCGGAGTGGTACTGAGAGGTGCAGAAGGGCAAAGTTATGGAATTGAAAAGAGTTGATACGTTTTGGCAAAGTAAAGAGAGGTTTCGCATAGTGAGGTAGCGGAAAAGCGCAGCAGAGCAATGTGTTGTAAAGAAATGTAACGCATTGGCGAAGTAGGGCAGGGCAAAGATACGTATAGGTAACATATGGAATGGAGTAACAAAGTATAGCAAAGGCACTGAGTAGAACGACGTAGTTATGGCAAAGAATTGCCCTGAGTAGAGAAGATGAGCAAAGGATAGGCAGATCGTAGCTCGGTTATGATTTGCTTTGGCGAAGTGCAGAACTGAACAGAAATGCAAACAAAAAATGAGTTAATTAATAAAAGAAAAGGAGAATTAAAATGGCAGAAAACACACAGGTAGCAAATTTTAACACACAGCTTTCCTACTACACAAATCGGTATGTCGATTTAATGGAAAGAGATTTGACTTCAAGAGGAATGGAATTTGATTCATATTCAAAAGATTGTGTAGTAGCAGCAATGGGATCTATTTTCCAGATGGTACATGAAAGCGGTGTGAGTTTTGAAGCAATCAACGGTTCTAATCTTAAATTTATCCTGAGTAAAGTCGCAGCATTAAAGCTGAACGCAAATGCACAGCCGAGAGAATGTTATTTCCAGATCAGAAACGTAAACATAGCGGCAAAAGGGCAGAAACCTCAGTGGGAGAAGAAAATCGAATTTGCGATTGAGGGCGACGGAAACGATGCTCTTGTAAGTAGATATGGTGTCAATGTGGCTAAAGTATTTCCATATTGGAAAGTAAGAGAGGGTGACAAGTATATCCCACCAAGACACAGAGGTGTAGAAATCACACCGCCGGAATGGGAAGAATCTGGAATTGGAAAAGTTGTTCGCGTGGTATATCCAATTCAGTACAAAGATGGTCACGTTGAATACCTTTCATGCGAAAGAGCAGACGTACTGAAGAATCTTGCAGCACATATTAAGAACAATCTTCAGAATGAAACATTCGGTATTTGTGCAGACAGATACAAAGCTACAGATGCACAGAAAGCCCAGATTGAAGCAAAGAAAAAAGAAGTTATGAAAAAGGTTGCTGATATTGGGGAACTGGAAGCAATTATTGATTGTGAGGAATTAAGACCATACATTTCCCCGTCATACTACGAAACACAGTCGAGAGAATCTATGATTGTTCGTAAAATGCGTAACAACATTATGAAGTCCATTCCTAAGAAATGGGATAATCCGGTGCAGGCATATGAATATAACACGATGGACGCTACATACAGGGAAGTACAGGAAGAGATCGAACAGAATGCCAATAAAGAGGAATTCATTCCAGAACCAATGGCAATCGAAGAACAGCCAAAACAGCCAACAGTCGCAGAAGTCGCAAAGAATGCCGAGAAAGAGCCAGTTCCGGCAGCAGTTGTTGAGCCAGAGATTCCAGATTTTATGAAGCAGGAGGAATAACGAGGTGATAGCATGATCGGGACGTTAGAAGAAGTCATGAAGAATATGAAATATGGCGTACTTGATTTCACAAAGGACGGTAAATGCAGTGGTTGTGGACAATGTTGTAGCAACTACTTGCCAATATCCAGTAAAGAAATTAAAGAAATTAAACGTTACGTAAAGAAGCATCATATCACTGAACAGAAGCATAATTATCCTTCAGTTGTGGCATTTGACCTTACTTGCCCGTTCCTGGATGATTCCAAGGCAAAAGAAAAATGTCTTATATATCAAGTGAGACCTGAGATATGCAGAGATTTTGTCTGCAACAATCCGAACGGGGCAATCAAAAACAAGAAACTTATGCATAAGAAGTACGCAGCAGTAGATATGCGAGAAATGTTTTTTGGAGGCAACGGGAATGAACAATAAAGAAATTTTACAGAAAGCAAAGGAACTGGTTGAGTTGCTGGAACAACAGGAAGAAGCTGGCAAGGTTGAGTTGTCAATGCTGAAACGAGGAGATGTTTTTCAGACCACTGGAAAGCGTAAATACAAGGTTCTGGAACAGTATGGAGATACAACGAAAATTATTTCACTTGATCTGGTGAAAGAAAATGTAAAATTTGGTGATACCTCAGATTACAAAACATCAAAGGTAAAGAAACTGTGTGACATTGAAATTCTGAAGGACTTCGAAGAAGAATTCGAGGCAGAAAATATCGAAACACACACAGCAGATATTATCACTGCGGATGGACAGAAAGTCGGAAATGTAAAATGCAAAATCCGTCCAATTACGTTTGATGAAGCACGAGAATACACAGATATTACACCGAACAATGATCTGAACGACTGGTATTGGACGTTGTCGCCATGGTCGACAGAAGAGCACGGATGGAGTAGAAGCTTATCCGTTGTTGCCCCTTCGGGCTATGTCGGCTACATCAATTGCTACTACGTCTTTGGTGTTCGCCCAGTTTGTATCTTAAAATCTAATATCTTTGTATCTAAGGTGGAGGAATGATTATGAAGAAAAATCTGAAATATTTTGAGGATGAATTATCCAGATTAAGTAAAGAGTTCACAGAATTCAAGAAAAAGCACATCGGAAAGCCGGAAATCGGAAAAGCTATTGAACTTGCTGGTATGGAATGGCTGATTCTGGATAAGACAGAAAAAGGATATTTTGCCATTTTGAATGGATTTGATGGAAAAGAAAGAACATTTGATTCAGCTTCAAATAACTGGATTTCAAGTAAACTGAGAAATGAGTTAAACACTCGTTTTCTTAAAAAAATTACGGACGAGCTTGGAGAAGATGCAGTTATTGAGTTTGATCGAGATTTACTTTCTATGGACGGTCAGACAGAATATGCACATTGTAAAGATAAGATTTCGATTTTGACGGTGGATGAATACCGAAAATACAGAAAAATCCTTCCAAATATGGATAAATGGTGGTGGCTGCTTACTCCATGGAGTACACCAGCAAATGATTACAGTACAACAATTGCCATTGTTTCCCCTTCGGGCCTTATCTTCAACTACTGTTACTTCAGCGAAAATGGTGTTCGCCCAGTTTGCATCTTTTCTTCTTCAATCTTTGAATCAGGAAATGATGATTGATGGCGAATGAAGATTTAAAGGTAATAGCAAAATCCAAGCAACTTGCAAAGCATACATTAATAGTTACGAGTAATGCCAGACGATACCCGAAGAAATACAGGTTTTCACTTGTAGATAAAATGCAAAATAAAGCATTGGAAATTTATGAGTCACTATTTGAAGCCAACCGAACTGATCTGAAAGATTATAAAAGAGAACGATTAGAACTTCAAACAAAAGCCATTACTCATTGTGATGAGTTGATGTACTTTATAGAACTTTCATATGAATTAGGAATTATCAATTCCGGTGGAATGGAAGCATGGTCGCAAATGGTAAAAGATATAAAGTATATGACTATTTCATGGAGAACAAAAGACAGGAAAAGATAATTTTCACAGGTTATGCACTGCGAATACTATTGTTTCCCCTTCGGGCAATATCAACAACAACAATTACAACAACGAAAATGGTGTTCGCCCAACCTGTATCACAGGCAGACAGAGTAAGCGTAAAGCTGAAATCAGTAAAGATACAAGCAAATGCATAACCTTTCCGCAACGGATAAATACAAAGGAACAAAATAAATGGAAAAAGAAATTGTTACAAATTTTGAAAATTTATATCGTTCTTACAAGAAGGTTAAGAGCGGTAAGAAATTTAATTCAGGTACTGCAAGATTTTCTAATTTGTCTCTTGAAGGCATTCATCTCTTGAAGGAACAATTGGAAAGCCAAACGTATACCATAAATCCGTATAATAAATTTCAAATTCATGAGCCAAAAGAGCGCACGATAGAATCATGTGCATTTAAGGACAAAGTAGTGCAGAGATGCTTTTCTGATTACATTCTGACACCGAAACTTGAAAATATCCTGATTAAATGGAACACTGCCGGACAGCAAGGAAAAGGACAACACATGGCAATGGACGGGTTAAGAAATCAAATGTTGGATTTCTATAAAAGAAATGGAATGAATAGTTGGATTGTAAAATGTGATATTCACAAATACTTTTATTGCATAGACCATGAAATCATGAAAGATGTTTTGGATTATTACTTTGATGATGATTTTACAGTCTGGTTGAACCATTTGTTTATTGACAGTACAGGTAATCCCGGGCTTCCATTAGGAAATCAGGTAAATCAGAAGTACGCATTGTTGCTTTTACATTCACTGGATCAGATGATAACGATTGAATTTGGAAATCCATATTACGGACGATACAACGATGATTTTTATGTGATTTGTAAAACGAAAGAAGATGCCAGAGAAATTCTTGAGGCAATCCAAAAGATGGTTGAAAGCCTTAGATTGGAACTAAACCCTAAATCACAAATTGTACCGTTTCGCATGGGCTTGTGTTATCTGGGCTTTCATCATTACGTGACTGATAAAGGAAAATATATCCGAAAGTTGCGCGGGGACAAAAAAAGAAAGACACAAAGAAAAATCCGAAGATGGGTACGGGCAATGAATGACGGGAAGCTGTCGATAGAAAAATTTCATGAAAAATACGGAGCATGCAAGAATCATATGCTTCATGGAAATTGCACCAAACTATGTCATAGTATGGATTTAGAAATTGAAAGGAGAATGAAATGAGATTAGTAAGTCAGAATGGGGAATTTGATGTCCCTTATGAAATCGTAGCATTAAGCAGAACTGGAAATATCATAAAAGCATATGTGCCAATGGTAGGTGAAAAAGGAACAATTATAGCTCGTTATTCGACAAATGAAAAAGCCCAAAAAGCTATGAAAGCGTTGCATAAAGTGTATGCAGGAATGTTTTTTGCGCAAAACGTTGAAATGAGTGATGACGATTACGAGGAATGCGTAAAAATGGCTGCAAGAGGTTTTGGAATCATCAAAACAATGGTTAACAGCCCAGATGTGAAATTCGAACCGGCAAACATTGTGTTTAGATTCCCGGAGGATGATGAAGTATGAAGAGAGTAGACAGCAAAAAGGACTGGGAACAGATAATAACCATTGAACTTACGTTGAGGGAACTCAAATTAATACGAGACAGCATGTGCAAAGTAAGCTATGCGGAGTTAGAGAGTCTAAATAGAGGGAAGGACATACCATATGCCTATTCCGATTTAGAAAAAGCCATAGATGAAGTTGAAAATATCTTAGAAGCATAAATGCAATGTACAGAAAGCGAGGTGATGTCATTTGTTCATGCGAGTAATTTCAACAGGTAGTACCAAAGGAAATTGTTACGCTTTGCAGTCAAGTGCAGACGAGATTGTTCTTCTTGACTGCGGATGCAACTACAAGAAAATTCTCATGGGAATTGACTACCAGATAAGTAATGTTGAAGCTGTACTTCTTTCACATGGGCACGGAGATCACACCGAAGCATTCAAAGAAATAATGAATGCAGGCATTCAGATTTACACCAATGACGAGACAGCTGAGAACATGAACATCCGAACAGGTGAGCTGATGAAAGGCGTTCCAGAAAGACATCCATTTAGAGTTGGTTCGTTTAACGTGATTCCATTTGAATTGCCGCATACAACATACGATAAGGAAGCAAATCAGCTTGTACCTTGCTCGAACTACGGATATCTGGTGGAGCACAATGAAATGGGGAAGCTTCTGTATATTACTGATTTTGAGTACAGTAAATATAATTTCCAGAAAATGAACATACATCATCTGGTAATTGAATGCAACTACTGTGAAGAATTGGTGGACAAAACAGAAGCTAACTACAGTCATAGATTAAAAGGACATTGCTCTTTGTCAACTTGCAAGCAATTCATTAAGCAAAATCGCACAGAATCGCTTCGGACGGTAACACTGGTACATTTAAGTGGTCAGGCATCTGATGCCTGTAAAATACAGAAAGAAATACAGGAAGTCGCAGGAGACAATGTTCTGGTTCAGATTGGGCGGGCTGGACTGGAAGTTGACTTGAATTTATGCCCGTTTTGAAAGGAGAAAATCATGGAAATGACTGATTGCGACAAATGCAAATACCGTAGAGGTTGCATACTGGCATGGGACTATGGTTCGCTTTATTGTAATGATTATGAGGAGGATGAGAATGAAAATCTTTTTGAAAGTGATTGATAAGCTTAAAAAACAGACACAGTACGGGGAAATAGCAGAGCCATATTTGAATTGCAAGTACAATAAAGGTTGGAATGATGCACTAGAAAAAGTTGAAGAACTGATTGCTTCTTACAACTTGAGTGAAAACTGGATTCCGGTAGATATGAAACTCCCGCCAGAACCAAAACCTAATCATATATTTAAAGGAGACATATATTTGATTACTGTCAAAAAAGGAACAATACCTTTCAGAGCAATGTGGAATGGTGAATATTTTACAGACGGTTTCGAAAAGTTAGAAGTAATTGCGTGGATGCCGTTGCCTGAACCGTATAAGGAGAAAAAACATGAATAAAGTAATTTTGATCGGACGGTTGATTAAAGATCCAGATGTCCGAATGGGAACGAACAACACAACAATTGCCAGATACACACTTGCAGTTGAGAGACAGTATCGCAAAAACAATGAACGCACATCAGACTTCATAAATTGTGTTGCACTTGGAAAGAATGGTGAGTTTGCCGAAAAATATCTGTATAAAGGAATGAAGATTGCAGTTATCGGAACTTGGCAGACTGGAAATTACACTGACAAGGACGGAAAGAAAGTATACACAAATGATTGCCTTGTGGAAACACATGAGTTTGCGGAAAGCAAGAAGAGTCAGTCAGAAGAACAGTCGCAACCACCAGTTCCAAGTCCAGAACAGGACACAAGTGGATTCATGGATATGCCGTCAATTATGGACGATGAACTTCCGTTTAATTAAGAAGTGATTAAATGAAACCAGTTTTAGAAACAAAATCTACATACAAAGGTTATCCATATGTAGTTCTGTTTATGCCCGGAGCATACAGATGCGGATATGTCGGAATACCTTACAGCCATAAGTTAGCAAAGAAAAGAGTTGTCGATTTAGGCTATCTTAACTGTCATGGCGGAGTTACTTATGCAGAACCATCACTATATGATTGCAACGATGATAATACATGGTGGATTGGATTTGATTGTGCTCATTGTTTTGATGGATATGATGTTGATGCAGCAAAACAGTATTTTGGAGATGACCCAGACTTTAAAAGACTTTTTCATACAATGGAAGACTTCTGGAGAGAGTCGAGCAAAGATTTCGGATTCGAAACGGATTTCAAAATCTGTTCACTTGCTTATGTCAAAGATGAGTGCAAGAAACTTATTGACCAGATTGAAAAGGAGTGATACCGGGTGGACTATAAAAAGCTTCGTCAGGTTAAGGCTATCGAAGCGAGCAACAAGAAAAGACTTTTAAAAGTCAATCCCAAATTGGATAACAAAAGTGGTATTTATTTCTTAACCAGAGTAGATGAAAACGGAATCCCATTTTTTTATATCGGGCAGGCAGTACATCTAATTCAGAGGATGTGTTCGCATCTCACTGGATATCAGCACATTGACTTATCCATAAAGAAAAGAGGGCTCTACAGTGAAGATAATCCTTTTGGATGGAAAATTAATTTCATTCATTATCCGGTAGAACAGCTTGATAAAATGGAGCAGTTCTGGATTCTGGAATACACGAAAAAAGGTTATCAATGCAGATACAATAAGACATCAGGGAGCCAAGGCGAGGGGAAAGAAAAGATTAATGAATTCAAACCAGTCAAAGGCTATAGAGATGGAATCAAGCAAGGAAAAACAACCCTTGCAAGAGAATTGAAGCATATCATTGATACTCACTTAGATGTATCAATCAAACCAGAGAAATCAAACAACAAGGTGTCTATAAAGGCACTTGAAAAATTCAACAATCTTCTTGATGAAGAATCTTACAAATGATAAAGCTGCCGGTTCTGGCAGACAAAATCCCAAATAATTACAACTAAATATGCGCACGCCCTCTGGGTTTGGACTGATTCATGCAATTTCCTTGGCATATGAACGTGATCTGAACCCAGAGGTTAAAAGAAATGAGGTAACTATGGTAAGTAAATATAACACCGAAAGAAAGTATCTCGAGGGACAAGAGAACAGAAAAGAAATTTATCTGTTTCTTATCAGATATTTTACAAAATATGGATACGCGCCGTCATTTAAAGAAATTGCCGAAAGCCTTGGCATATCAAAAGCAACTGTACAACGACATATGAGACAACTTGAACTTGATGGATTGATTGCTACTGCGCATCCGAATACTCCGCGAGCGTTTCACCTTGTTGGATATGAATATCAAAAGGTGGCAGAAGTATGAGAATATACAGTGTTTTCGAGAATGAACAATGGATTGGCGATATGACCGCTGATGATATTTCGCAAATGCTAAAATGCTCCAGACAAGAAGTTTTGAATGCGGTTTCATCCGCAAAACTGATTAACGAAAAATACGCAGTTGTCTATGATGGCGATAATACCGTGACCGGAACCACACCATTAGACAGGAAACTTCTGAAAGAATTTGTTCTAATCACAAACCAGTTGAAAGGGATGATGGGAGTATGAACAGGGCAGAGAGAAGAAGACAGCAGAAAGCGGCTGAAAAGTCACGGAATCCAATTCCATACAATTTTAGTAATTACAGTTTGGAACAGATTTCCAAAACGACAGGTGCAAGAGTTGAAACACTAAAACTGTACTTGAAGCAACGTGAAGATGAAATACGCAAGGAAATATCGGAAGAACTTATTTCAGAATCACAAGAAAAGCTATGGAAAGCAGAGGATTATATCGCAGTTGCAAATGTTCTTATCAGTTTGTTTGCAATTAAGAAAACATGGGGATTTACAAAATCCAATCAGAGATTCTTAGAAAACCTAAACTCTGCCAAAGAACACATTGAAGAAGTTGGAATTGAAAAAGCATACCAGGAAGCAAAAGAAACAATGGGAATTAAACTTGAATTTGATTCCATAAATATAAATAAAGAATTTGGGTTTGGAGAAGGAGAGGGATAATAATGGCAGAAAATTGTAATGAAAACTGTATTGAATGGATCAAAGGAAGCGAGTTTGCAGGAGTTACCGCTTCTGAAATTGCATTTAAAAATCAAGTTCTTGAACTTGCGAAGAAGAGACCAGAAGACGTTAAGATTATTGCCATGAATAATGACGGATCCATATATGCTCATGTTCCAAGAAAATATGTAAAATTACATGCACCACGGATTCTGACAGAAGAGCAGAGAACAGAACTGATCGAACGTGGAAAGAATATGTCCAGAAATAAATCAACTGATTGTGAAGAAACGTCAGATTTCGATTCTGGTGATGATAACGAGGAAATGTTCACATTTTGATGAAAGGCGGTTTTAGATAAAAATGAGCAAAGTAAAATCTTATGGTTTAAAAGCCTACGTATCCAATTCATTTGATTTGCATGTTGGAAAAAGAATTAAATACTCAGAAAGTGGCGAGGACGGAATAGAACATATATACGAAGTAAAACAGTTGTTTCCGTTTTGCATTTTATTGGAAGATATTTACGATCACACAAGAATTTGCCCTTGTTACAGTAAATTAAGCATGATGATAAGAGGGATTGAATAAGAATCTGGTTAAGAAGATGGGAGTTTAAAATGAAATTTATAGATTTTTTCGCAGGAATCGGAGGATTTCGTAGGGGAATGGAATTGGCGGGGCATGAATGCGTTGGTTTTTGCGAATTTGATAAATTTGCTACTGCGAGTTACATCTCAATGCACTTGCTGACAGACGAGCAGCGAAAGGCATTGGAAGATATTCCTATCAAAAAAAGACAGAAAGAGATATTGAAGGAGGAATACAGAAATGGAGAATGGTACGCAAATGACATTAGAAGAGTGTATGCCGGAGACATTCCAAAAGCCGACTGCTGGTGCTTCGGATTCCCTTGTCAGGACATATCCGTTGCAGGAAAACAAGTCGGATTTCAAGGAAACCGTTCAAGCTTGTTTTTCAGAGTTATGTACCTTGTCGGACAGCTCAAAGAAGAAGATAAACCCACTTACCTTTTCATTGAGAACGTTAAAAATCTGCTTAGTGTTAATGGAGGATGGGATTTCGCCAGACTGCTCATTGAAATGGATAGGGCAGGGTATGATGCAGAATGGCAGGTGCTCAACTCCAAAGATTTCGGAGTACCGCAAAACCGGGAAAGATGTTTTATTATCGGACATCTTAGAGGGAGAAGTACCTCAAAAATATTTCCTATCGAAGGAACAGACGGAAAAAATAGTGTTTCGTTAAATCTTTTTGGTTGTCTTAATGGCAGAAATTCACAGCGAGATAGAGTTTATAGCGATGATGGATTAGCTCCAACAATCAGTACGAAGCCAGGAGGAAATACAGAACCCAAAGTATCCATATTATTTGATACAAGTTATATTGGCCAAGATGGAAAAGCACGCATATATGAAAATATTTGTCCAACACTAACAAGCAGAGATTATAAAGAGCCTAGAAGTGTCAGAGTAGTATGCAATGTGAACCCGTCAGGAAAAGGAATGAACGGAAATGTGTATGATTCGACTGGCTTAAGCCCTACTTTAACAACAAATAAAGGAGAGGGAAATAAGATTGTAATCCCAGTATTGACACCAGATCGTATAGAAAAACGTCAGAACGGAAGAAGATTCAAAGAAGATGGCGAGCCAATGTTCACACTGACAGGACAGGACCGGCACGGAATTGCGATTGAGGTTGAAGAAACAACAAAAAGATTAGATACGAGTTGCAATCAAGGCATATTTGTGAAAGTTTCCGATGAATTAATTGTGTATGCAGTCTGGTACGAAAAATACCAATGCTACATAGTAATCAGAAAATTAACCCCAAAAGAATGCTTTAGACTGCAAGGTTGGTCGGATGATTATTTTGAAAAGGCTCAGTTTGTTAATTCTGACAGCCAGTTATACAAACAGGCAGGAAACGGCGTAACAGTGACAGTTATAGAAACTATAGCAAGAAAAATGAACGTAAATCTAAATTGATAGCGTGTCAGTTGCTTACATATGGAAAGTGAGGGTGGAAATGAAATTCAAAAGTAATGCCAAGTATGACGAAGAACCTAAAACCGGAAGTATTTTCGCCTTAAACTACAATTCTTTAAAAATCGTTATTCACAAATATGTTGGATATGGAGATACGCTGTTCCTTAACTGTAACACATTGGGTATTTACAACTACAATCTTGGAACAGAGGATTTTGAGGAAGCTGTCAGTAAAACAAAAGAAATTATCATGCGTGAAGTTAATAAAATCAGAGAAGATGCTTACAAATTCTATTCAGACACAAATATTGAATTTGACAGATATTAGGAGGTTGGTAATGACAGAACAGGAAAAGAAGGAACTTCTGGACGAACTGGAAAAGCGCATGGATGAGAAATACAAAGGTTGCCTTATCAGAGAAGATGTTGCAACCACACTAAAAGCGCCGAGAGAAAAGTGGTTCAAAAATGAGAACGGAACTGGAAGAGGCTCTCTGATGGCGGATGCCTTTGATTCTTCTATTATCTCGTGGCAGGTCTGGGAAACAATCAGAAAGTTGACTTGTGTTATCTGCGGTAAGCAGTATGTTAGACAGCTTGCAAATGTAGAGAACGCGGATGAGATTGCAGAGAAACTTTGCCAGTTTGTTTATGACTTGAAGATGGATTTTAAGAAGCAGGAGGAGACAGAATGCAATTAAAAGATTTAACCAACAACCAGAAACGCAAAGAGTTTCTGGAGGATTAAAAATGAATAAATGTAAATATTGTGATAAAGGTGTTCCACTTATAATAGGTAAAACTAATGATTATGGTATGGCAATCCAATATCCTAGAAAACTTATTGCATACGGATATGATATTCATGGATATGATTCAAATGGATTGGTTGTTAAAATTAATTATTGTCCTATATGTGGTAAGAAATTGAGTGAGTAGAAGAAATTGGAATTTCAAAGGAGAGAAATATGTTAATCAGAACTCAGAATAAAATAACACTGGTAAAGTTTGAAAACATTGTTGTAAATATCAATAACATTAATGGCAAAGAAATCATTTGTTGGAGCCAGATGAATCCAGGAGAAGATGAATATATTTTATTGGGTCATTATTCTAACAAAGCAAAAGCTATGAAAGTACTGGATATGATTCAGGAAGCCTATGCAAATGCGACGTTAATTCCAATGGCAGTTCCGAATATCGGAAAGATGTTCGCAGAAGCATCAGCATCAAAAGAGAATGAACTTTTGGCTAAAGCTATTGGAGAAGCACTTATGAAGGAAATGGTCTTTCAGATGCCAGAAGATAGTGAGGTGTAAGTATGAACAAGACCAATATTGGCTCTTTGAAACATGGAGATGTTTTCCAATATAAATGCGAAATGTATAGAGCTGGACATGTAATCGAAAATACAGATGGATATGTTTCTTGCACAAATATCAAAACACGCAAAGTTGAAAGGATTTACATAGATACAGAAGTGGAGGTGGAAGTATGAGCCATATCAAAGACAGATTATCGGATTATCATGATTTCATGAAGAAACTTGCGGATGGCCACCAGATGGTTTTAGCAAGTGATGTTCTGGAAATGATAGAGCAGCTTCAAGATGATCTGGAACAGGACGAGAAAGAAAATGGTTGGATTCCAGTCAGTGATAGATTACCGGAAGACGGAACATATATCACTACTTTAGACGGAGAGCTTGTCGGACAGGAAGAACCATTCACGGGAATGTGCGGTATCGAAAATGGAAAATGGGATGATGAAGACTGTGTTATTGCCTGGATGCCACTTCCAGAACCATATAAGGAGGACTAAATGGGATATTGCAAATTAGAGTGTCCGGACGGTGAAACAGAGTGCTGCATCTGCTGTACTAAGAATGATTCTTGCCAGTGCAAATGTGATGATATGGACAGTTATGAATATGCAGAAGATTGCGAAGATTATGTTGAGGAGGATGAGCCATGATTACATTTTTATTAGGACTTGCGATTGGAGGAATCATATTTGGGTTGGTCGGTCTTGTATGCATAGCGATTATGTACGATAAGCACCACCCAGACGATTAGAAAGGAGAACGGTATGCTGACAAGGAATAAAAAGCTGAAAGACTACGGTATTCCGGCAGAGGACATTGAAAAACTGAATACGATGCTGAAAGACTTCCCGGCAGAGTACGGATACCTGCTTTCCAGTGCTGCCTTGTCAGCTTGCCCGAAAAACACGGTGATAGCGGATATGGTAATTGAGAATATCCTACACCGGAAAAGTTACAGGAAAATCAGTAAAGAAAAATATATCCCGATGAACCCGAAAGACTTTTATGGATACAGACGCAAGACCGTCGCTGTACTGTATGAGAGAATGCGGTTGTTGGGAGTGTGGGAGGAAAAATAAATGAAAGAATATAAATGTCCAAAGCAGAAACACGTAGACGATGCTAATAGCAAACAAGACGATATTGCAAGCATCATTTATAGCACTCTCGATCATATGTATTGCGATAATTGCAGATTCAATAGCGAAATTAAAGAAAGTGATAATGGTGAATGGAACTGTGATGAATGCCACAGAAAATATAATGGATGGGGAATTTCCATGCAGGAAAGTAATAAAATCGCAAAAGAAATTTTAAAACAGTTAGGAGAATAGAATATGAGCAGACTGATTGATGCAGACAAAATAATTGACTCTCTTGGAAATTCGGATATGGATTTTGCAATAGGTGCAGTTATTGACGAACAGCCGACAGCTTTTGATGTGGACAAGGTTATTGGCGAATTGAAAAGAGATAAATTCATTGAATCAGAATGTATCTTATCCGATGTGCATCAAGGATACAATGCTGGACTGAGCAGGGCGATAGAAATCGTGAAAGGCGGTGGAGTTGAATGAGTAAAGGAAAAGACATTTCAACCATGTTTACAAAAGAAGAAAATAAAAAGAATGGAAGACTCGGATATGGACTGGCTATCAGAGAAAAGGAAGATGTTATCAGTCCGTCACAGTATGGAGCGTTCTTGCAGAAAAGAGGTAAGAGAAAATGAGTAAATCAGTATTAGTGATAAATACGCCAAAATATTGTGCTTTATGCGTTTTACGCAGCGGAGTGCTTCACCCGTTCTGTAGAGTAAACAATAGAGATATTACAGATTTGAGTATTAGACCTGATTGGTGTCCGCTGAAGCCATTACCGGAGAAAATGAAAGTAACTGGGCTTTATAACGGCGAGTATTTCAAAGCGGGAGGCAAACTACCGAGCTATAAGATCGGCTGGAACGATTGTATTGATGAGATTACAGGAGGAATGGATTAATGGCATGTGCAAAGAAATGTGATAGATGCGGAAAACTGTATGAGCAGTACAATTCTAAAAACGATAGAAAAAATCCTAATGGGATCATGGTATTAAATCTGGATAGTCAGAGAAGATATTTCACACATAATGCTCTGGATTTATGTCCTGATTGTATGAAAGGATTTCAGGACTGGTTTGGAGAGGTAAAGTAGATGGAGAGATTAACAGAAAGATACGATGTTGCACCAAACGGAGAATCAGATGTCTGGGTTAAACAGCACGATTACATTTCAGCGGCGCGAAAGCTTGCCGAATATGAAGACTTAGAAGAACAGGGCTTACTTGTGAGATTGCCGTGTCCTATCGGCACAACTGTATGGGATATATGCGGAATGGATATTCGGATTCGGGAAAATGTGGTAAGCGGACTTGAATATGACAAAGGCGGTAAATGGTTTTTATGGACGAACGAGGATGAATGTCTTGGAGAATTGAATGTTTTGGTATTCCTCACCCGTAAAGAAGCTGAGAAGAAGTTGGAGGAGATGGAGAATGTCTGAATATGTTAAAAAGTCAGATGTAATAAAAATCATGGAAAATAATTCTCACATGATAGAGGTATTTGGAGTTAAGAAGAAAATGATTGACGGATTCGCAATGGGTTGTGATTTCGAAGATCTGGAAACTGTCAGTATTGAGGAGGACGATAAGGAGGATTAACATGAAACCAGAAGAAGCAAAAGACATATTATCCGATATGAGAGACCAGCATTTATGTTTCCTTGAAAGTTCTGAAAACAAAGATGAATGGCAGAAAAAATATCTCAAGGAAGCATGGGCGTGTGATTCCGGAGCAAAAGCATTGGAAAAGCAGATTCCATGCAAACCTGAAGAATATGTTCCAGATTTTCCGTACAATATATTTTCCACTCAAAAATGTGCGAAATGCGGAACACCTGTTATTGGTAAAAAAATAAGCAAGTACTGTTTTGAATGCGGGCAGAAAATTGACTGGGGAGAGGAGTGATTAAATGGATTTTAATACAGCAATGGCGAAATCAGTAGCATGGGCCAGTACATCATTTGCCGTAATAGCGGCACTCAGTTATACAAAAGAACCATTATGCTTAATGGCATTAGTTCTTCCGCTGTTTGTTGGATTACTTGCACATTAATGAGAAGGAGTTGATAATCATGTTGGACAATCCTACATTAGAGAGTCGGTATTTACCGGCTCTTTTTTAGCACAAAATTTCTCAAACATGTACCACAACTTTTCCACCAACCTATGATAGAATATACTCAGAAGTGTTACTATGGGGTTTTATAGCCAGTTGGAGGTGAGAACATGGGAATGACGCCAATGTACACAAGCGTTGAAGAGATTGAAAGCAAAATAGAACAGTACTTCGAAGATTGCAAGGGTTATCCATTAACTGATAATGAAGGTAATCAAATATTTAATAAGTTTGGCCTTCCTGTTTTCATAGATGTTCATCCCCCGACTGTTACAGGTCTTGCTTTAGCTCTTGGATTTACGAGTAGACAGGCACTCTTAAATTATCAGGCAAAGCTGGAATTCGTTGACACGATTACGCGCGCAAAAGCGAGGGTAGAACAGTACGCAGAGGAAAGGCTATTTGATCGTGACGGTTCAAATGGTGCTCAGTTCAGTTTGAGAAATAATTTTAAGGGATGGGATGCTGACAAGAAAAATGATGATTCTGGAGATGGAAAAATTACGATTGTAAATAATATTCCAAGGCCGGAGAAACAGAATGAATGAGAATCCGATTAATCTGGATGAAATTATAGCTCCTGCCTTTTACAATGTGTTTTGGGACATTTTGGACGGAAAACACACCTATTATGATTTGTATGGTGGGCGTGGATCTACTAAATCATCTTTTGTGGGTGTCATGATTCCTTTCCTGATGATGCAGGACGCAGAGAACGGTATAATGTCAAATACCGTTATTTTCCGTAAAGTTGG